TTGCGGGCGGGCTTGGGCTCAGCCATTGCTCCACCCTGCCGTCCGGTCGGAGCCGGCGGCATATTGCCGGCGGCGGTGCGGTCTCGTCGGGCAGCGGCGATCCGCTCGTTGCGACCTGCCACTTCGCCCTCTTGACGGGCCGTCGCCACATCGGAATCGTGGTTGATGGCGTTCAGGGCAAGGTCGAAGTCCTCGGTACTGTACTTGTTCTCCATACCATTGAAGGTGATGGCGAGAATGCGAAGCATCACATCTCGCTTCTGTTCAAGCGAAAGGCCCTTCTCGTTGCCCCAGTCTTCAAGGGCCTGGAGGGAATTCTGCCAGTTCGCATCGGCCTCTGCCTCCAGCGCATCGTTGGCGCTCTTGCGCTCACGCCAGCCGGAAAGCTGGTCTTTGAAATTCTTCTGGCCCTCTTCGCTCATCCCGAGGTCATCGCCGAATGTCTCCACCAGCGCGGTACGGGGGTCACCGGTCTCCACCCACTTCTGCACGAACTCGGCAGCTGATGGGTCTGAAATCAACAAATCGCGGAGTTTGTTGTTGTTCTCGTCGTAGGCGGCCTGCTTTGTAGTGAAGTCCGTAAGCATATCATTGATTGCCTCGTCCAGATCGGCTGTCCCCTCTGCCGGGGTTGCGCCAATGTCCGCAAAGTTGCGGTCAGGGTAACGTTCACGGGCGCGGGACAGAAGACTCTCCCGTGCACTCGGTTTGTTGTTATTGTCGGATTTTGCCATAGGGTAAAACTGTTACTTTGCCATAATCTTCCCAAAATTACCGCGAAGGGAGGGGCTTAAAGGTCTATCTTTACCCAATTATCAGCAATATCGGGCTTAATGTGCTTATATTATCGGCAAAACGCAAAAGCGATTTGCTGATATTTCCTTATCTTTGCGAGTAAAGATGCGATGTCGGATGAAAGACACGGAACTAAAGAAACAACGGGATAGGGCTTTGTATGCCGTCTATGTTAATGGACTGGAGCAAGGCCGCTTTGCGTCGATGCGCGAAGCGGGCCGTTATGCCTGCAAGCAGCCGGCTCCTCGCTTTTTCATCGAGGCGGAGAAAGCCTCTATCCTCGTGGGGCGCATTATGGCAAAGGTCTCGTTAATAGATCTCAACTCCAACTCACGCAGGAGAGTATGGCAGCTTTATTTCCGCTACAGGCACTACCTGTCGGAACATCCGGGTTGCAAATTGTCACGGGAGCGGGTGCTGGAGGAGATTGTTATGGAACCAGCTCCGGAGTTCTACCTTGAGCCGCAGCAGGCAAGAAAGATATTGCAGAGGGAAATCAAGAAAGTAAGGCAACGATGGATGCAACAAGAATAGTCATCATCGTGCTGCTTGTAGTTATGCAAGCCGTCTTTGGCGCTCCGCAGTTCCTGCTGGGGACTGAAGACTATTGGCTGCGCGCCCTGTCCTACTCGTTCTTCCACGCAAGTTGGTGGCACCTGGCCATCAACGCCATTGCGACCTGGAGCATTTTCGCGCCGTCACGAAAATGCAACTGGTTACATTTTGTAATAGGTTGTATCATTTCCGTGCTGGTCTATCCGCTGTCCCTTCGTCCCGTCATCGGCTTTTCCAATGTCCTATATGCCGTGCTGGGTCTGCGCACCCCTTCCCTCAAAAGCAAATGGTGGCGGCAACCTTCGGTGATAGTGTTCCTGGTTGTCACCGTTGCCCTTGTGTTCGTTCCGCAGTTCAGCGCCACAACCCATATAGCCGCCTTCCTCCTTGGCATGGCCAGTGCCGGCACCAAACGCGGCTGGCTAAAAATAACGCAAGATGCAAGAAGATATTATTAGCAGCATACTGGCCGAGAATGAAAAGCGGTGGGAAAGGTTGCGGGCAGAATACGACCCCGTGACCGGGGAAGGCATAGCAGAACTGACAGGGCTTAAGCGCGTCAAGCTGTCCATCCCGGACTTCGCCATTCCCGTCCAATGGGTGCCGCCGGAGATGATGCAGAACAAGATGGTCAAGGAAATCAGGAAGGCCAAGACCATTGACAACTACATCGCTACAAAGAAATGGAAATACGGAGCGCCAGACCGTCTGGAGATAGAACGGCGATTAAGGCGCATCCGGCACAAGTACGACTTCTGCTGCTGGGCTTTCTTCTGCATCAAGATACGCCACAAGCAGCTCAAACGGCGAGTGCGCTTTGTGCTGAACCTGCCGCAGCTTATCGCCCTTGCCAAGTGCGAGCAGCTGCGCGCCCAAGGCGTACCCATATCCCTCATCATCCTCAAAGCCCGTCAGTGGGGCGGCTCCACCTTCTGCTTCTTCTACCAGGTATGGCTGATGTTCAAGTGGAACGAATTTCACTCCTTTGCCATCGCCGCGCACACTTCGTCCGCCTCGCAGACCATTCTCACAATGCTCAAACGTGCCATCAAGGACTACCCTGCTTGGGATTTAGGACTGCCGGATGGGACGGAACTCTCCCTTGCCACCGCCGACAGCACCGGCCATGCCTTTGCCGTGAAAGACAAGAACGGCAAGCAGCTGCTGGAAGGATTCATCTATGTAGGTACGGCAGAAAAGCCGGACACCCTGCGTTCCAAGGATATTAACGGCGCGCACTACTCCGAAGTGGGCCTGTGGCCCGATACGCCCGGCAAGCAGTCAGAGGACATTATCGCCGACATTGAAGGTGGTATGACCGATGATGAAGACACTATGCGCGCGATGGAATCCACGGCCAAAAGTCCCAGTGACTACTTTGCCAACGTGTGGGACTCCTGCAACGACGGCAAGGGAGGTTACATGCAGGTTTTCATCCCTTCGCGTGACATCATCTTCGACAACCGGCCCATAGACGACCTGCGCGAATTCATCGAATGGCTCTATGAGCACCGTAACGATGAAACACCCAACGGGAAATGGCGGGATGCCGGGAAATACTACTGGTGGCTATGGGAAATCGGCAGCACCCTGGAGCATATCAACTGGTACAGATACCGCCGCCTGCGCCTGTCCTTTGCCAAGATGTGCAACGAGGCTCCAGAGACTCCCGAACAAGCCTTCTTCACGGCGGGGAATCACGTCTTCGACCCCTTCCAGGTGCAGGAGAAAGCCAAGAAATGCCGCGAGCCGGTGTACCTGGGCGACCTTGTGGCCGATGGGGAGAAAGGCGAAGAAGCCCTGCAAAACATCCGCTTCATACCCAATTCCACCGGCAATCTCCGCATCTGGGAAAAGCCGGACGATTCTCCAGTCAGCGACCGCTATGTGGTCGTCCTCGACCCTCGTCGTGGGGCAAGCGAAGGGGCCGATCCAGCGTCCATTACGGTCATCGACCGATTGCTGATGATGCGGGACTTCGGCCTCAACGGAAAGCCCGGCGTTGTGGCCGAAATGAACTACAAGGCCGACCCGGACCTGCAAGCCTACGATGCAATGCGCGTGGCCAAGTGGTACAACGGCGCGCTGCTGGTCATCGAATCAAACACGATGGAAAGTATGGATGCCGAGCGCAACAACGGCATTGATTCCTTTGAGTACATCCTTGACATTGTAAGCAAACTCTACGATAACCTTTATATGCGCAGCACGCCAGAAGAGGATGCCGACGGCACGGTCGTTTACAAGTGGGGCTTCCAGACGAACCGCCTCACCAAGCCCAAGATTATCAATTTTATGAAGGAGTGCCTGCGAGATGATCTATGGGATGAACCCAGCACCTATTGCTGCTCGCAGATGTCCTCATATATGGAAGACCACGGAAAGACCAATGCCGAACACGGCAAGCACGATGACGTCGTGATGTCCCGCGCCATTGGCCTGTGGATATGCTTCAAGGAAATGCCGTGGCCCGCCTGGATAGTTCAAACCGACCCAAAGGAGAAATCCTATATCCGTGGAGACCGCTATGGTATGACGAATCTATAATACTACATACTATGAACATCAAACAATCTTTCAGGCAATTTATCAGAAGACCCGCAATTCTTGTGGTCACCCTTTACACCAAGTACATCTATCGTCAGGGGGTGGATGCCGCCGAGCGCAGACATCGGCTGGAGGGACGGACCATCTACCTTGCTTCCGGCTCTTTCAGGCCGGATCACCTCGTCACTTACAGCAAGCCGCAGTTCAAGGCGGAGAAGAAAGTCTATGGGATGCAGGCGCGTCTGCTCACGATGCAAACGCTCAAGCGCGGGTGCTACTATTATACTGCCGACCAATTCGGAAACAACGGCATCTCTGAGAGGGAGAAAGAAGTGCGGAGACGCGCTTTCGTGAAAGAACGTCTCCGCCTTGCGAAGCTCATATAAAACTATGCCATTGGCGCGGCGGCAGAAGCAGCCGGGGCCTCCGACCTGGCGACCGCTTCCGGCGCGGCCCCTGCGGGTATCCCGGCCTGCTGTGCCGACTCGGACTCTGCTTGACGAGCTTGCCGCATCTGGCGTAGTTTCTGGATATAGGACTTGCGGGAGAGCTGCATATACTCGTCCGGCGTAATAATACCGGAGACAAGGAGGCTTGTAAGATCCTGCTCTTGCATTTCGCGCGCCTCCAGCGAGTTCGCGCTTTCCATCAATTCCAGGTCCATCTCGATGTCGGCCACATCGTTCAGGTTCACCGTCGAGAAGTCAGTAAGGCTGTCGATACTCCCCGCAATCTTTGCCCAGCGCTCCGCGTCATAAAACATAGCGATGTTTTTCATCTTCTTCACGAGGATATTCCGGATGAAGTTCCGATACTGTTCCATAAAAGAGGCCACAGCGGTGGACGCGTTGGTTGTCATCTGTGCATATAGCGTTCCCGAAGTGGCGCGCCCCGGATCTTTCCCCTGGATCGCCCCATTGATGGGCGAGCCGCTGTCCATAAGGTCTTTGATAAGCGCGATGTCCCTTGATGCGTCGCCATTCGGAGCCGGACCGTTCAGGATCTTCGGCCAGAGGTCCTTGGTGCGTTCATCAAGTTCAACAAATGTCACATCGTCGATGGATGTAAGGCTTGCGGCGAACTGCTCATTCGTGACATCCTTCGGCACAAGCGCCTTCGGCACGACGATATGGCCCTTCACCGATGCTCTTTGCAGCCAGTCATCCATAACCCATTTGCGGTTGATTGCGATCTGGTGGTCAATCGCGTCGTGGTTGTAGCCAACAATATGGCCATCCACATATGAGAATATGAAGAGCGTGATAGGGTGAGACCGGTCTGCATAGGGACTTTCACCTTCCCAAAGAATCGTGCCATCCGGGGCAAGGAAACGGCAATACCAGTACGTATCCATAAAGAAGCCATACCGCTCCGTGTCATCTCTGCCATACCCGTCACCGAGGATATAAGGCACCTCATCATCGCCAATCCCATTTTCTTCGGCAAGTTGCTTGCGGCGCTTGTTCTCCTCCTTAACCAGTTTCCGGTATGCATAATCGTCGGCATCGATGATTTCCTCCTCGCCCACATTGGTATCATTCAGGCGGATTCTTGCACGCGATTCTTTCGTCCAAACTTCGCAGTAATAACACCGAACCGGGTCAGAGGAGTCCATAAAGACAAGGCTGTTATCGTCGAATTTGTCTTCCAAGTCTCCAACCCTGTCAACTTTCTGCACACCAAACTGCACCGGATAAATCGACTCAAGCATATCATAGTCTGACGGTTTTCTCACAAATCGGGCACACATCTCTTCCCTTGTGCCGTATCGGCTAAGTCCGATGATGGATAAATCCCAAAAGCGGGGGTCTACGCCGTCCGCGTCGAAGAAAAGGCGGTTTGGATTGATATACTGCGTCCAGGAGTCAAGCCTGCGATTCGGTCCGGACACATCGTCATAGGATTCATAGGCGGCCCCAAGACCACCATTGCAGGCATCCTTTATCCACTTCTGTTCCAGCTCGGACATCTGGTTCTTGTCACTGTTGGCAAGGACCCCTTTGGTGACGAGTTCAGCATAAGGCTGCTCGTCCTTGTCGCGCGCCATACATACTGGCTCCGTCCGCTCCTTGACGCGGATACCGGAGATGGTTTCCACTCGATTTTTGATTTGGTTGGTCTGGATTACGAAATTACCGGTCGCAATAAGATATTCCCTGTAGGTCATCGTCTTACCGTTGACGGTAATCATATCACCCCATTGGTCGCCATCGTAGAAGCGGTTGCCCCTTCGGCGTTCCTTGCGGAATTGGTCAAGGTTCATCCACAGATGCTCACATCGTGTAAGCAACTGCGGGTCTTTCTTGCCCGCCCGGAGTTCCTTGCGGCGCATTTTCACAGAATCCATCTGTGCAGGCGTGGCCTTGCGTTTTATTAGATGTTCGGCTTTGAACATAGAAAGTGCACTTTATGTGCCCAAAGGTCATAAAATGCACTCTCGTCTTCGGTCTATCTTTACCCAAACAGGCTTTACTTCTTTTCCTTGCGCTCCTTCACTTTCTTGTTGAAGGACTTTTCGTATGACTTGCGGCGCTTCTCTTCCAACTTCTCCGGATAAAGTCCTCGTGTAAGCGGCGCATTCCGGTTGAGTTTGTAGTCGGCATAGCGCTTGGCCATCTGTTTGGGTGACATTCTCCTGGCCGTCGAGGCATTCACTCCAAGTTCGTCGATGTAAATCTGGTCAATCTGGGACTGCGGCACTTGCAGCACGCGCATAATGAGCAACATAGCTTCGCGGGATGTCTCCATATCGCCGTTGCAGGCATCAATCACCGCCACTACGGTGTCGGTAAGTGTCTGCGGGTTCACACCGAAACCAGCCTGCACCGCAAGATTTACCAACTCGTTTGTTCCGGCCACCCAGTCATAGCCCATCATAGCATAAACGCGCTTCATATCGGAGAGGATTGGCAGAAGCGTCGGGTCATAGTTCCGGAGGTTTTCCCCTTTGGCCACCATATTCATCGCCTCGCTCATTACATTTCCTCCCGCAAGGCCCTCTATTGAGCCGCCAATCAAGGCGTGCTTGAAGGCTTCGGCCAGCATCTTTTCTTTCTCGTCGTCATCTTTCCCGAACAGGAGGTAGACAATGCTTCCCCCAAGGTTCCAGGCGAACTCCACAAGGAAGGCGAAAGTGGCGAGCCGGACGGAATCGCGCCAGAAGGAACGGTTGTACCGTCGCCCGGCTGCGGCAGCGGCCTGTTCCTCGGAGAGACCTTCCCGCACCAGTTGCTTTGTCATAAACTCAATGGACTGCTCCTTGTAGCCCTTCTTTATATGCTTTCCGATGTTTCGGATGGCATCGTGCGCCTGCCTCTGGAAGCCCATAGCAGAATTGCGAAAGACGGTGATAGCCGTAGCAAAGACCGTCCGGTCAAGTTGTGCCGCAGACAGGAAGGCGTTCTCATTGGACTGCTGCGTCTCGTTGTAAAGAATGGTTGCGTCCTGCTTGGCCTTCTTGTCGGCCTGCTCCTCGCTGAAGCCCTCCTTGATATAGCGGGCATAACGAGTCTCATACATAGAACGAGCACCGATGGCAACGGTCACCGCATCCACAAAGGCGTTAGGGGTCATACCCCACCTGGAGAGCTTTTCATACATCCTGCTGCGGAATACCCTCCAGTCATCCTCCGTGCTCATCAGGCGGGTGTCACCGGCAATACGGGACTTCCAGCGCTTCTCAAACACGGGCAGATTCTCCATTGCCCAGTTCCACGAATTCCAGGGCGTGGCCAAATTTTTAGCGAGGGTGCCAATGTTGGCATCTGCCACAAAGGCCGGCATTGACAGGAACTGCTTCAGGGCCGTGTATACGCGGAAGGAAATTTTTGCAGCAGTTACGCCCTTTGCGAGATTTACCGCCGCGGTATCCAACTGGTTGCGCCCGACCTGCGGATGATAGGCATTACCGGCGATTCGGCACACATCCTTGAAGTTGTTCCACAGGGTCGTGCCTGAACCATAGACGGAGGCCATATTCTGCACCTGGTTGCGAAAGCGCTTATAGGACAGCAGGGCATTCACATCCTTGTTGAACTCGGCAAACGCGGCCCACTGCTCCATCTGGTCGACGTGCTCAATCACCACGGAGAAAGCATCCGCATTAAGAAGATCCAGGGCTTTGCTGTTGCGGCGGCGCTTGATGATGCTTCCCGTCGTAGTGGAAGGCAGAGACTCGATGTCCGGCGCTGCAATATCCTCGTTGCGGTTGAGGTCGCGCTTGTTGATCTTGAGCGGGAAGTAGTTTTCAATCGCCGCCATAGGGGCACCGAAAAGACGCTCGTGGATGGCGTTGTACTTGTTTCTCAAGTTCACAAGATACTCGTCCTGAAGCCAGTCGGCAAGGGTGAGGAAGCGCTCGTCCATCTGCGCCTTGATAGCTTCAACGGTCTCTTCATTCACGCCCATCTTGCGCAGTTTCATCCTGCCATCGGCCATCTTGTTCACCATACAGATGTACAGCAGCTGGCCCTGTGTCAATTCGTGCTCCGTCATCTTCCCGTCATCCCACCATTTTACGGTTACGGTAGGCATCTTGCGCTCGATGTCATAAAGGTCGCTCCAAATCATTTCCCGTTCAAAGACTTCGCTTGCCTTCTTGTCCAGTTCCACCTTGGCATCCCGCTGGCCGATATAAGCCCGCTCCGATGCTTCCAGCCAACCGCGCATAAACTTGTTATAGAGGTAGCCTTCTCCATTGACGCTCTTTTCACCGAACAAGCGAAGCATCTGGTCGAAAGTTGCCAGCGGAGCGGCGAAGAAGCGGACGATGGGAGAGTTGGCCAACTTGTCCAAGGAACCGGGACGTTTCTCCTTGCTGGCGGAGCGGCCCTGCATATCGCTGTTGGCAAGGTGATGGATGTTCTCCACACGTTCCTTCTCGCGCTCCACGAATGACTTCTTCGCATCTGCACTGCCGGAAAACTCTTCCTGCATCTTGCGCCGGAACTCGCGATAGGCTTCAACTTGCCCGATATGATTTTCCCTGATTGCATCCTCGGTAGCGCGGACAAACTGCTCATAGTCTGTCTTGGACATATCCCCGTCCTTGACAGCCACCGCTGCGTCTTTGAGGTCTTCTTTCAGACTGGCATCCTCGTCCTCCAGGGACTTGATATTTTCCTTGTATTCGATGGCAAGGGCAAGGCCCCGGTCTTCTGCCTCGGCTTCCTTCCGCACAGCATCATCCTTGCTCTCAAGACGGGACTGGAGACGTGCCCGCATACCATAGAGGGTATTGGCATCGTCACTATCGTCCACGTTGCCAATTTCCAGTTTCAGTCCGGCCTTGTAGGCTTTCAGAATCTTTTGACCCTGCACGTCCAGTGTGCCCATCACTTCTACGCCTGTGGCGTTGGTTTTACTGCCGGTGCCGCTGGTGAGTTTCTTGAGACCTTCGCGTTCACGTCTCAAAAGGTTCTCAATGACTATCTCCACGATGGCATCCGCGTTCTTCTTGACCATCTTGGCGGAGCGGCCCACAGATGTGCGGACAATACCCAGCAGGCGGGATACTTCCCGACGGCTTAGTGCATCAATGTACTGGTCTTTCAGCAGCTGCTTGGCAAGGTTGGTGACGGCCTCAATCGTTTTCTTGTCATATTCCTTCTGCAAGCCCATCGCCTTGGCCATAGTAAGAAGGTCTTTGATTTCCTTGCGGCCCTGCTTCAATTCCTCATTGGCCTCGTCCACGGCGGCTTCCGTCGCTGCATCCGCAGCCTTCACTTCGTCTCCGATGCTGAAACGGACACCCTGTTCCTGCTGCTGCCCTACGCCTACGTGATTGCGGACAAACTGGTCGTGGGCCACGTCCAGCAGGTCATCGTCGTTCACGCCACGGCCACCGCGCCATAGTGCATAACGGGCGGTAGGCTCGTCCAGGTCTCCTTCTGCATAGTCTCCGAGCAGGGTTTTCGCCATTCGGATCAGACCCTTGGCATCCTCGTCTTTTCTGGCCGCTTCTGCAAGGTAGTCCTGCATAGCGCTGAGAACATTCAAGCCGTTGTTTATGGCCCTGTCGGCAACCTCTTTGCGCATTTCAGCGGGGAGGGCGCGGTAAAGATCCATATAGAAATCGCTGACATTTTCCACACCGACAAGCGCCCCAATGCCGTTGCTGCGCACCTCGTCCGCAGCCCGGACGGAGAAACGCACATCCGTATTATCGGAAAGACCACGCAAATGCCCCAGAATATCATCAAAGAGTTCTTCTTTCTCTCCGCCGGAAAAGTCACGCCGTCCCTCATCAAAATCCTCATTGTCCAGCCTTCTATACTTGTCCACAAGAGCATAAAGCGACTCGGTATCTTTTCCGTAGGGGATGCGGTTCTCGATGGCATCAAGTATTTCACCTTCGCTCATCCAGGGGTATTTCTCGCTGCCGTCTTGATTATCATACCTATTCAGAATATCCCCCGCCACCATACTCGTCTCAGCGACGGAGAGATTATTGAGATTTTCAATGGCTTTTTGTACCTTTGCATCCACAAATCTCTCAGCAGGATTAAGTTGCGTCAAGTCGCGCCTGTTGGGAGATTCTGTTTTACCATCACTTTCCGATGCACTATCATTCAGTTGCAACGTCCCATCTTGCAGACTTCTGGTATAGTTCCCTTCCACCCGGACTACATCCAACAGACTCACTTGTCTGGCAGATGCGTTGTCCATATGGACGCGAAGCGCAGTTATTGTTTGTGTATCCAATGCAAAGTCGCCAAACAGAGCGGCCCTATTAGCGCCCGTATGCACGGCAGCATCCACAATCTGGCGCGCCACGTCCTCAGCATTCGCCTGCGTCAGCTCATTTGTCGGGAGCACGAGATTACCGGTTACATTTGCGTTGTTGTTCAGAAGGAGAGCACCAATTTTCGGCCCGTTCCCGAGCCTGTGAGCAGAGATGTAGGATGCGACGTCTTCCTTGCTGCGTATCCTTGTCTTAATATCGCGCCTATATTCAGGTGAAAAGACCATCTTGTCAAAGGCCATCACCTCGATTGGGACCTCTCCATTCACCTCTTCGTCTCTGGTTCTCTGATATAATTCGCCAGTAGGATAGAAGATTCCGAATTCACCAGACAGGGTATCAATGATTACCCCTGTGACCTCTACATCCTTTCCGAGCTGCTTCTGAATCACACCAAGTTGATTGAGATCGGCCTTGGAGTATTGCACGTTCCCGCTCGGATGGTTATGTACCATATACACTTCCTCCGGATGATAGTCGCTATAACCGGCGATAACGGCAGCATTGTCAATAGTAGTATGGTCAATACTACCAATCCCCGTGTGGAGGATGGTTGGCAACCCGTCTTTCACGAAAACTATAAAGGAATTCTCCACAGCAGCATTCTCCAATTCCTTGAAAATGTATGCCACATCATAGACATTCCCAATCTTGTCTCTCCCTGTAAAAGAGAAGTCTCCGCGTTTACTATAGGTCCTCTCCACTAAGGATGTGCGTCCCTCTTGCTCAGGGAAGCCTCCTTCGTGTGCAAATCTTGTGGCCTTACCGTCCGCATCAACGAACGTCCCCTGTTGCATTCCGGCAATAGCGAACCGAACCTCACTCACGCTTTGAGGTTCTGCGAACTTTACACCGCGAGCCTCCAGCGCAGCACGCAGGGAAGGTGTGACTACATTGGTGGGGACGGTGATGTTCTTTGCCACCAGTTTTGGTGCCATAATGGATGCCACCTCGCTGTCGGGGACGATGCGGCTAATTTTTGCCCAGCGGCTGAGAACTACCTGACGGCCTTCGCCGAGTTGAGCGGTGACTGTCCCGCTATGCCAGTCTTTCGGACCGACTGAATCTGCGGCTTTCTCCGCCTTGTAACCACTGGTAAATTCGCTGATGGGGACTTCGCAGGCCACAGTCACGAGATTCGGGCGATTATACGCAGCCGAGAACTGGTCATTTAGCGGAGAAGCGCTAAGATGCAGATAAGGATTGTAAAGCACTCCGTTGGTGTCGCTCTGGTCCTTGTCAATCTTCTTGAGGTCGTAGTACCACGGTCCACCCGGCTCTTTCTGATATGCCTTGCCGGGATCTTCATCGGACTTCTGCCACATACCGGGTTTTACGCCTTCGCGCCGCTTCATCTTCTTACCCCTATCCTCCTTCGCATTAGGTATCTTTTGGCTCATCGGCGGGTACAGTTCCCCGTCAATCAGTTCCATGGCCCTGTATAGGGTGACAGTCGGCTCTTTTTCCAGCCTTTCCAGTTCGGCCTTGTCGGTCACGACGGAGAAACGGATGGCATCTGCCTCTTCCTCGGTAACACCTTCTGCAAGGAGGTCGCGGACGAAATCTCCATGAGCATATTGAACCATATAGGTAAGATTTCCCTTGGAATCCCAGTGCTTCCACACCCCATCATTTTCACCCTTCTCATCGTAGAATTTGTACATTGCGATAGAGCCGTCTGAATGGAACCCTTCGGAACGTCTGTTGACGCCGTGCCTGTCATAGTCCATCCTCAGAGATAATCTGCCACTGAAATCGAAGTATTCATTGATTCCAACGCGATGCCCGCCCGCATAGTTTTCTTTCTCTTTGATATTCCCGTCTACGTCCCAGACTGTCCTGGCTCCGTCCAACTCTCCCTTCTTATAATTCTCTTCAAGGCGCAGTTTTCCATCGCTTCTGAAGACTTTGTGTTCGCCGTCCATTTTGCCGGCCTTCATTTCGTAGGATTCAGCCAGACTGCCGTCTGAATTATATGAGGCTTGGTATCCCTCATATTCTCCATTCTTGTTGCGATTCCTTACCCATTCGGGCTTGCCACCATGGTAGAATTGTTCGACCTTTCTACAGACACCGTCTTCCCATATAGAACGGTTGCGAATATCACCGTTGTCATAGAAGTATTCGGCTAAGCCCTCTCTTTCACCCTCCTTGTAACTGATGCGGCTACTCACATAGCCCCACTTCTCGTTGTATTCCTCGTAGATCCCGTCTTTCTTCCCGTTCTTGAAGAAACCGTGTTCGGACATATTGCCATTAGGCCACCATTCAGTGTACTCGCCATTCTGCTGATTGCCTTTTATCAGCATTGAATCCTCTTCCGGACGGAGCATCCCGCCTTCCGTATAAATATAATGAACGCTTCTGCCTAAGGCATCCCCATTTATAGGAAGCAACCCAGCAGGAACACCGTAATGAGAATAATCCCGCCTGTCCCACCAAAGCACGTGTTCGTCGTCATTCGCAGAGAAGGCCAGCAATTTCCCGTCCTTGAATGCAGCCTGCTTGGGGTATCCGCTGTAATGCCGCCAATACCGTGCGCTTTCATCGGTCAGTTTGCCGTTCCCATCCCCCTGCAATAAGCACCAAGGTGAAGACTCTTTCCCGAAGTGAGTATTGATTATCTTCCGCATATTCTGACGGCTTTCCTCGCTGTCATCCACGTTATAGATGACAACGCCGTGCGCCTTGTATTCGCCAGCCTTGTGAAGCGTCGAAACGGTATTAGGATCGATGGGTTTCTCCTTAATTTCGATGTCGGTATGGGCCTCAATGAGTTCCATCGGAGAGCCATACTGCAACGGGTCAACCTTAGCGCGGTCTGCGACAGCCACGGCCTGCTCTACCTTCGGCAGGTCTTCCGGAAGACGGATGACACCCCGGGCAAACCATCTGGCAGAGGCGAGCTGCAACTTCGGGTTGCTAAGTTCATCGAGGTAGTCCACAACAATCTTGCGCTGGTCATCGCTAAGGTCTTTACGCTTGCGAAGCCACGCGCTGATGGTGGTGCGATTCCTGTTCGACAGGGAGAAACGAACCATCTGCTGGTCGGTGGGATACTCCGTGCCGGGAAGTTTCTGCGTCTGCTGGGCCGTGGTGAAGTTGCGGTACTGACGCACGGAGAAGCGGACATCGGGGCTTTCGGAGAATTCTCCATTGTTATCTGTCGCGGATTTAACCTGATTACCGCCAAAGAAGGGCATATAGGAGATACCACGGCTATATACGCCACCCTTCCCGTCGGGATGGCCGCCCTCATCAAGCACAATGCCGTCGTATTCGGGATGCTGCTCGATGAATTCGTCAAGGTCGAAGGCCGACAATTCAGTCCAATCCAGTGCGCCCGTGCCACCGATAAGCGGTTCACGAGGCAACAGGCTGCGGATGAGTTCCAAGTCCTTCTTCTTGCGGACATCCAGCGGATTCTTGATGTTTAGGAAGTATGCCCGGTTAGCACCACCGGATCTCGCATAGATTTCCGCGTACTTCTCGTCCGGCGTGAAATACCGCTGCGGCTTGATTACTCCCTTCCCCGGCTCTTGCGCCAGCGGGTCAAAGGATGCACCACGATACACAACCATCGGCGAGCCATCCTCATTGACAACCTTGCTGCCCTTGAACCAATCCTTGAAGGCTTTGGTCTGCGTTTGGTCGTATCGGATGGGGCTGAAATCTGCAATGGAGAAACGGATGTCCTTGCTCTCGGTGAACTCTCCGTTGCCAGCGGTAGCGGATTTAATCTGCTCCGCCTCGAAGGCCACGGCCTCGTCACCGTAGGCAGACTGCACGACACCATCATAACCCTTGTCCTTGAGGGCCTGCGTGAATTCTTCGCCCTCAAACAGTTCGCTGAACATGTGGGACGGGAAGTTGTAGGCAATGCCCGTATGGTCTTCCCTCCAGAAGTCGTTCAGATAGGTAAGGTAGTAGTGCGTATAGGCCAGCTGCGCGTCCTCGTTCTTGCCGGGTTTGTACATCGGCATGCGGAATCCATAATCGTCCCACTCTACCTTATGGCCGTTGGTTACTTCCTCATGGTGCACGGGATCTGCGCAGAGTTCCACGACATTGCTGTCTGTCTCGTCACGCCCCTTGCGGATGATGAATTCCTTGTTGTCGTAGGTGTCCTCAAAGATTTTGGCATATTCCTCCAGGGTAATTTCGCCGCTGACATTTCCTTCGCTGTCAACCACATCGATGCGGTAGTCCTTCACCAGTTCGGGGAAGTTCTTCACCATATTGAGGATGACCACCGATTCTTTCTCCGAACCGACGTTTGTCTTTCCGTTGAACTGATAAAGCGTCTCAATGAACATGAATGGATTGCGGATGTTCAGGAAGGCTTCGGTTATGTTGCGACCATAATAGCCAGCCTCAGCCCTGCGGGCATTCTTCATGTCCGGGCCGTAGGTGAAGTAGAAGCCACGGCCAAAGAAACCATTGTCACCGCTGCCGGTGCCACGGAAGGAGTCGTCGAACACGGCCTGTCCCGCAGGTTCTTCCAGCGGATTCCAGCTGCTGCCATGGAAGACCACGGCGGGCTCGCCGTTTTCATCCAGAATCTTGGAGGCTTTCTTGGGGTCGTTAATCCAATCGCCGAAGTAGCGGAGGAAGTTCGGTGTACGTACCAGCAGCCACTGCTCTTCGGAAAGGCTGGTCGCCTTTCCGTTCGGGGCCTTCATAAAGGTTCCGTCTGCCTGTGCCGCCGCCTTTATCTTGTCCATTTCCTGCCGGACGGCAGGAGTGACGGAGAAGCGCACCTCGTCTCTTGACATCCGCCTCCTGTCGTGCAGGATGATTTGGTCTTCGCGAGGAATGTCCTCGGTTACTTCGGCAAGTGTCTGGCGGCGCTCTTCCTCTGACATTCCGAGACGGGCCTGCACATTGCGGGCCTCGACTTCTCCGGCGATGGACCTATACAGCCGATATCGCTCTTCTTGAATCTTGTCGAAGAGTTCCTTTTTCTGCTGCTCGAGTTGCTTCATTTCCTCATTGGTGTTCAACAACTCTTGCCTGCGGTCGTATATCTTCTGGCTAATGGCAGCCCTTTCCTCCTCGCTGCCGACGAACTCATACTCGGGCGGACCCTGGAAGAACAACTTATTCCATTCGCGTGGGTCCCTTATGGCGTTGAGCTTATCCCAGTATTCCTTGTATGCGCCGGTCGGTTGAAGAAGGCGATCCCTTTCGGACTCCAACTCCTTGAGTTCGGCATCGGCATCATAAATGTCCTCCATTTTTTTCTGAAGGTCATCTCTTTGTTTTTCCAAAGCACCGACCTGACCATAATTATCAACGACATTTGTGTTCCCGCCGCCCGCGAATCCCTCTATCTCTTGGATGATATGCTGGACCTCGTGAGCCACAACGCTATTCAAATCTTCAAGCTTGGTCTTCTCCTTGAAAATGATGCCGGGGCGTTTAGGGTTAAGCATAAGCAGCTTTCGAGTTGGGTCATAATAGCCGCGCGTGGTATCAAAGAGATCAAAGAAGGAGTCGTTATAAAGCGACACTTGAATTTTAGCGAGTTCCGGATAGGCCGTCAGCAGCGTCTTAAAAGCGTCATCGTGATTGAACGCTTCCGTGATGGGCCAACGGGCCTCCTTCAACTCTTTCCCATCCTTATTTGAATGCTTATTGAAGAACTCCTCATTGATGGACAAATCGCTTTCCTCGTAGCGCCACTTCCCATCCTTCCCCTTCTCCCAGCCGGTTGCAAGTTTAATGGCCTCCGCGGTCTTCCCGTCCGCCTCCATCGCCTTTGCCGTTTCAAGGTTGTCAATCCGTGAGACGGCCCGCTCAACCTCAATGGTCTCCTTCTTTCCGAAGAATCTTTTAATTGCATCCTTTGACGGGACCTGCACTTTTTCCATTCTCCTCGCTATCGGACCAAGCGCCTCATCCAAACTCCGAGCGCCTTTCTCGCCTATCAAAGAGAACCTGATGCCATCGGCTTCACTGGCCTTCAGGACGGTTTCCTTCCTGGACCCTTCCACGGAGGAATCGTACTCAAAGATGGGCAGTCCGGCCTTCTCCAGTTCCTTGCGGACATCGGTACGGGTATCGGAAGGGATTACCGCCGCCGCAAACTCGTTCAGATAGACGGGACGGTTAAACTTGGTCTCAAAGTATTTGGCCGGGAGGGCCTTAATCTCTTTCAAACTGGCTTTCAACGCCTTTGCAAACTCTCCGTCCTTGGCGAGGTTATAGCGATATTCCCTGTTGAGATATGCGATAGGGTCGCGCTGCTGGATGGCTTCCTGCAAGCGGGCCTCGGCATAATCAATGTTGGAGAATTGGTTATCACTAATTCTCTGCATATCGGCCAGCATGCTGATGACATTGAACCAGTTGTCGGTCGCCTCCTTGTATTCTTCCGTATCGAAAGCATATCCTTCAAATGCGCCAAGCTGGCCGCGGTTCTTCCGGATTTCAGAGAGCGTTTCCATTCGCTCAAGAAGCAGACTGCGGGTGGCGTTCACGCCGCCGTTGCCGTAGGAGTTCTGCTCCGGCTCCTTGTTCATTAAGCGGGATGCATTCTCCACGGTATTGGGAACATACTTCCTGTCACCGTCAGGAGTCCAGCCTGCGAACAGAACAGACTTCGTTCCGAACTGCGCTTCCTTGTCTTGCAGCCACTTCTGGAATTCCTCTTCCAGATTGTTTTCGCGCACATAGTTTTCCGATGCCTGATAGGTCGCCTGCTCTGCTATCGTCCCCTCATAGCGCACTTGCCGCTGGAGGTTTTCAATAAAATTTACGACAGGTGTAGTCCAAATTCCCCAAGAATCGATATCTTCGTTGCGGGCTATTGCCCAATCACGGTAACGCCCGGATTTCCCCTCACCGATTGAGAATTTCTTTGTGGCACGTTCCACTTGTTCCGGGTCTCCAAGCCTGCGGAAAAGTTCGATAGCCTTCGCTGCATCTTCGTCCGTACCGAAGATTCTCTTACCGTCAAGAGACCGGATAAAGGCTTTGTCCTCATCCGCGAGATCGTTTGTATTGTAGATTGTCTCAGGATTTCTTCCGGGATCTTGCAGGAACCACCAACGCAGGCTACTACCTAATCTGTCATCGTCAAGGTATTCACGCCAGTCGTTGCGAACCTTGTGTCCGAATGGCTCGGGCAGGACTCTCGTTTCATCATGGAATTTGTCCCAGCCTTTGTCACTCATCTGCTTGGACACGCCGGGGTAGGTCGGTGTCCATGCATCGCCAGTATAGGTGCCGGCATTGCGGCCCGTCTCGGAATCAATCAAAGAGGATGGGGCAATCAGGGAAATCTCTCCGAAGTCCTCGTGCTTTTGGAAGGAAAGGTCTATCACTGCCATGGAAGGATTGGCCAAGCCGCCAGTCTTCACGGCAGCAGCGAGCTTCCATTCGCTGATATTGTGGATGCCGACAAGCGACTTCTCGCCCTTCTTCCCCGTCACGCTGAACAGGACTGTTCCTTCCTGCTCGTCGTTGCCGAGGTCGGTGACCACATTCGACTGACCGGCTACCGAGAACCGGGTGTCGGTCTTTTCGGGATTGAACCTTTCGGAGAGTGGTATTACATTACCGTTGTCGTCGTAGGTAACGGGGTCAAGGAGTTTGCGGTTATTCTTGGTGTTCTTGTAAGCATAGCCCTTCCCGTCATCAAAGCCCCACTCGTTAATATCGTCACCATTCCACCAAATATCATCTACATTTACTTCCTGCTCAATGATACGGCCACCTTGCCAATCCTGTAATTCAATATGGTGCTCGGCATACAGACGGCTGGGTGTAATCCAGTCACCATTTCGGAAACTTTCTTCGGTGATATCGGCTGGAACAGCGCGATACATCTTTATAGTGCCCTTTTTGCCATTTACAACCTTGCTGATATTCTTAATGGACTCCAGCGTTGCCTTGTCGCGGGCGCTGGCCGCAATCGGGTTATCTAACTGCCATTGAAGGTCATTGTTATCAAGCCCAACCTCTATGAAGTCACCAAGAGAATAGGTGTCTTCAAACTCTCCGTTATCAAATGCCTCTTTGCGCTCCTCACGGGTTTCAAAGTAGCCGTTAGCTGCGGGAGCCGCGCCATTGAAAGCAAGAGTCCCCTGATAGTCGGTCTCTCCAGAATAGCCTGCTGCAGCTGCTGCTTTATTCACAAGTTCCTGTGCTTTTGCCATATCTCCCGCCTCCACGGCATCAAGATACTCTGCATCATTTTTTATGTCAGATACTTGCGGAATTGAAGAGGATTCACTACCTTTGTCCTCGGAAGACAGCCCAGACGTACGGCCGGAAAGGGCACCGGCCTCTTCCGTTCCATCGGGAGGCAGCATGAGGATGTGCCCGCCCTCACGTTTGGCTTGTCTTTTTACTTTATCCAAGCCCCTCTTATCAATATAATGCCAGTGGACGATTTCAACATTGTCTTTGTTCTCGTCTATCTCAAGCAGCACGAGTTTATTCTTCCCCTCTTCCCCTGTAATATTGATGACAACCCAGTTGAAGGGCCGTGAAACAGGCTGGCTCTGCCCATATAATTGTGTGTTATATAGAGCATTGTTAAGGATGTCTCGGCTTTGTTCGGGTGTCAGGTCTTTATGTATTTGTGCGTTACGTTTGAAAATATTCTTCTTAATAACGACAGGCTTTCCTCCTGCACCGATGGCGGCATCTACCTTGTCTGGAATCTTAGGCAGGATAACACTTCTTGACGGAGACGTAAAATCCTCATCCGTCAATTCACCAATAGAGGCGATAGAATCTGCGATAAGGGAGCCGTCTGCATTGATAGCATTGCCCTGCGCATCTACGGTTTGGTGTCTTTGGATCCACTCATTCGCAGTCCCGGATTTTTCCGTATTGATGGGATTAAGGTCTACTTCTATCCCTTCGATTTCCAGCGGTTCATCGTGCAGAGCGTTAAACGCATCGTCTTCGCGCATCGAACCATCGTACTGAACAAGGACATCAAGGTCTGACTCTTCACGAGCCTTCCACTGTGCTCTGGAACCTATGACTCGTATGTCCGCTATGGAGAATTCCCCCTCTTCGGCACCCAGTTGCTCATTGATATGGTCGCGCACAAGGTTAGCTACATCCTGCTCGGTATAGCCGGGAAGTCCTTGTATGCTGAACAGCGCCCCGGTGTCTTCATGCTCGGCGGCTGAGCCTTGCTGGACTACTTCTCCTTCTCCAGTTTTAGTTGCCTCTCCGCTTCTTTCAGGAGTTCGAATTCGTCCTCCTTCCAACGTTCCGGCTCTTTCCGTTTGAGTTGTCCCGCCCGGTCGGCCACTGATTTGGGGACCGCCATATTCAGGTGCAGCGTTCCGCATGACACCCCGATGTTCACCATTTGCTCTTCTGCCATTTTCAATGTTGTTTTTTACAAAGTTAATAAAATCCCCGTTATGTATCCCGATTTCCTCTAACTTTTGCGGAATACTTTCTGTTCCGTATTCATCGGCATATTCTTCGGTATGTGCAAGAACCTCATCAACAAGAATTTGGATATTGTCATTATCGTAGAAGTCGGTGCCGGATAGTTTATGGACAGCGTCTCTGACTTCCTCGCGAGACACCCCGGTTGCGATGCCTTGACTGATAGCCCCGGAAGTCCTGTTTTCCTGGTGTTTCGCCTCGTGCTTCCAAGCGAGTTTTCCGTCTACCGAAGAAACGATATCATCTGCAATGACATATACTTTACCAAGGTCGTTGAAGCCTCGTAATCTTTTGCCTGTTGCCTCGGAGTCAGAGAGAGCATTTTCAAGTCTGGTCAAGTTACGCTTGGAGGCTCCGTCTCTTTTGTATTGGCCAAGTACATCCTCTCTGGTAGTGACGAGAGTGTTTTCTGCGCCGAGGCGAGCAAGCATTTCTTGGAGGATGCTTGCTTTCTCGCGCATAAGTTCCACATTCTCCATACGAGTAGTGGCTTCCCCTACGCGATCCTGTATATCGTTTAATTTGCGCTGCGCTGATTCAAGGACAGCGCGTTTCGGCTCTATCCCAGTGTAGGATAAAGCAAACTCTTGGACTTGGGTAAGTGGCGCGACTACTTGGGCAGAATCCCCTTCTCCCTGCTCTGTTGCAGCACTGCCTGCTCCTGCTGGTTCAGCGGAAGGCCCACCGCTTCCTTGCTTTGGAGTAGCATCAAGTACTTGAGCATTTTCTGGTACTCCGGACTGGGTGTTGTCATAGGTGTCAATGTTTATATTGTTGGCTGCGAGAACATCCCGCAAAATTTGTTCCTTGGCTTCTACTTCTCCGGTGAACATATTCATCTGTCCGCTATTTGCCGCCTCCGCCCTACCGATGTACTGATTCAGCACGGAGCGAAGCGTGCCGTACTTCTTATCATTGAGTACTTCGGCAAGCAACTGGACAGTTGCTCTCTCTACAGGAAGCCCATCGGAAAACAGATTAAACTGGTTCATATAGTCCGCTATTGCTCCTTCCGCCTTGCCCTTGTTCGCCGCTTTCGCACGAGCGAGCAGCGAAACGGCATCGGTCATTTCTCTAATGATGGAGAATTCTCCGGAAAGGTTGCGGATTCTCGCCAGCGTAGGGAAGGCAAACGCCACTGCCCGGCGGATGGACTTATCCTGCATGGCGTCGCGGACGGCTTGGTCGGAAGACGAGAAGATGCTACCGAACAGGACTGACTCAATGAAATCCTCGCCGGCTCCGGTCAGTTTTCCCTCCTGGTCAACATACATAGGACGGTCTTCGCGGCTCATCACTCCTGCGCTTTCAAGGATGCCCAGCAGGCTATTTGCCGCCTGCGGGTTCTGATAGACGGCATTTATGTCGTCTACATCGTAGAAGAGGTCGGCAATTCGCATCACCAGTGCATCATCGGTAATCTTTGCCACCTTGGCGGCGGTTGCCACGGTATTCTGCCGTTTTTCTTCGCTCTTGTTGAAAAGATCGAAGAGTTTGGCCGTGTAAGGGACAGGGGCATCAGGGACGAATATTACCCTCGGATGCTGGAAGCCTTCCACCTGCTCGGCAGTGAAGCCATACTTGCTGGGGTGCTTTTTCAGGTAGTCGATGTACTTGCCGTCGCTGTTCTGCTGGGCGGCAATCTGGCTGGCCATAGTACGTTCGTTGCCGGAAATCACTATGCCGTCCGATGTCACCACAACCATATGCTGTATGGCGCGGGAATCGTAGTCGGATGCGGTCTGCATCACATGCAGCTGGCTCTCCTGCTCGTGCTCGTAGTCTCTGGTATTGAGACTTCTGCCTGTCTCATCCTTGGGGAATCCGGGCGTAGGTAGCCATCCTTCGGTTGCCTTGTGGCTGGCGGTAGGGGTTTCCGCCTCCACGATATAATAATGTCCTGTGAACTCCTGCCCGCCAAAGATAAGTGTGTCCTCTGCGCCCCGGTCCTTCTTAGCCTCGGCAAAACCCTTCTGGATCTGCTGGAACTGGGCATCATCGGAAATATTCTGCTGTAAGTCGGCCTGTTTCTTGGCCTCCCGCTCTTTTTTTGCAACGACAGCGGCCTCAAACTCCGCACGCTTGGCGGCGTCTTCCGCCTCCTTTTGTGCATTTTCTGCTGCAATATACCTTTCATAGAGCCCCTTAATCACCCCCTGTCGTTCGAGCCTGTCACTTAATTTCTCTTGCAACTCCTCCATTCTATCCGGATCCTGCTTTCCTTTTGCTTCTGCCTCGAAGTTCGTTCGCGCCTTCTTGACCGCAACATCTATTTCTTCAAGTTTAGCCTCAAGGAAATCTTTGGAAGAAACAACACGAGAGGGGTTTTTGTCGTTCCATTCCGTCCACAGTTTCGGATTCTCCGCCCAAAGTTTGCCCCCATTGACGACTATGCGACCCCTTTTTGTCTTTGTCGCAAAATCTTTTGTAATGCCAAGGGAGTTCGCTACAGGGTCATCGAAAATTTCAACAGGCTGTACTGTTGTCTCTGCGGTGGGGACGGGATTACCAGAAACATCGGGCACGGGTCGGTCTGAATTGACAAGAGCATCAAGATTAGAAATCATTTCCGGTGCAAGGTCAACCACCTCACCATCACCACTCTCCGAATCGATGGCTTTAATAATAATAACATCTCCATCTACAATCTCTGCATTGCGAAATTGATACTTTGCTGGATTACTTCCTTCCACTGGCACCAATAACTCCGCGCCTTGCGGTATGCGGCTGTTGTATTGTTCAACGGCCCTTTCAGTAGACAGCCGTTCATTAACAATATCATTATCGGTTTTGGGCTCAAAGGGCATACCTAAAGCTGCTGCAACTTGTTCCCAAGTCATAGTTCGTAGCTGCTGTTCTCCGTCGACCTGCACAACAATACCGCCATTTATCTCCGGATTCACATCAACAACCGCTCCCCACAATTCCGATTCAGGCGTTCCTACATTTATCCGTCCATCCTGCATAATTCGCTGACGGACAACAATCAGATTATCCGCCTTTTCTTTTGCCATACGCTCCTTTTCGGCAATGGCATCCTGCTCGCGTACTTTTGAGTCAAGATAATCGTCTAATTCAAGCTGCCGGCGGTCTGCGTTGCCCACTTCTATGGCATTTTGGAGGTCTTTTTGACTGATAAAACCCGGTTTCCCATCTACATCCAACGTCACAAGCGTACCGTCCTTTTCGCCAATAATGTAGACCTCACGACCATCTTTATATGTTACGAGGTCTACAATATCGATTTCTTGTTCAGGTACAGCTGCGTTTCCTTCCTCCGCGGGCGTAACAAGTGTTGTCTTGCGCCAGTATGGCCTGCCAATACGGCTATCAAGTTCATTCCTGATAGCATCACGTCTTCCTTGCATAACAGCATCCGCACGCGCCACATCAAGGCTTGTTGCATCAGATAAAGAGCCATTTGACGCAGCCTCGTTTTCGGCCTTCTTTCGTATGTAAGAATCCTCTATCCGGAGTCTGTTCTGTTCATCCGTTGACGATGCGTTTTGTCCTTCTTCTCGTCCGGCGTCGGTGAAAGCATCGCGTGCCCGCTGTTCTTCATCCACTCCTTTATTAGCCTTAAATAGCACAACCGTGGAAGGGTCAATGGCATCAGGTTTTACCCTATAGACTGTATTCCCGATTCGGATATGCACCCAATCGGCGGGACCCTTTTCGGCTCCCATCTCTCTCGAAATCAATTCTGCCCAGGACACATTGCCATCGGGAACTTCATTCAGTTTGACGGGTTTCCAAGTCTTAGCTTTCCCATCCCACTCAAATACACCCTCGCTCGATTTTCCGAGGTCAACGACAGCGGCAGCTGCACCGCCATGCTTCTTGAAATCCTTCCTTCTGGCAATGTACTCCTGCCCAGAAGTTGCGCCACCAAAGACAACCCCCATCACAACGCCATCTCGCACACCGCCAATTACTCCTTGCGCAATATTGTTAAGAACCGGATATTCTTCGGGGTCTTCATAGATAAGAGGGACGATGGCCTCCAGCCCGCCCATTGTAGCGAAGGATGCAACAGATTCTCCGACTTGGGTTAGCACATTCTTCGCATAATGCTCAAAGGACACCCCGGCTGCATCCGCCGCCTGTTTCAGCAACTTCTGCATCTCTTTCTCTGCGGCTGCACGCACCTGTGGATTCTCAAGAGCCGACATTGCTGAGCGCATTGCACTGGTCTGTGCCGTAGCCGCCGCCTTGCTTGTTATTTGGTTGAAAGGGATTTTGCCAATGCCATACATAATGGCGGCAGAAACAAGACCGGCCGTCATTGTCTGATCATCGTTTGCCCCAGCCTTTCTCGCCTCGTCCATGGCGGCTCCCGCGGATGAGGCAGCAAAAGCCGCAAATGTCGCTTTGCCAAAAGCCTCGGCATATTTCGGATTCTTTGTGGCAGCTGTCATCCCAACGCTTATTCCTGTCGTTGCAAGCATCGGGGCAAGACCTCCAAGTGCAACCCAATTATTGGATGGTTGCTTGCTGTTCTCGGAAATGATTGTATCCGCCGTAGCACCTACTTTTTCCAAGTCGGTTTTTTGGCCTGCCTCCTCTGCAAGAAGTGCACGTAATTCCTCTACGTTATGGTTCCCTCTTGAGCGGGCGGCGATCATCATTTCGATGTCGGCCATTTTGTCGCGTTTTCTTTTCTCGTCGCCCGTCAAAGAACCGTACCCCTTCATAAGTTCAGCAAAATGATTCGCATACGGGTCTTCTCCCGCAGCAATCCTCCGGTCAATTTCGGCAAGGGCTTCAGCCGCGAGTTGGCTATCTTTTACAGATGGTCCGAAGATGTTGTGCAATGTGGATTTCGCAGTCTCACCAATGGCTTTTAAGATATGCCCACCCACCATCTGTTTGGTTGATTGCCAGGCATACTGGAAAATGTTGTGAATGGTCTCGTCCTCCGGCATATCTTCTTCCGAAATTCCGCCGGTAGCGGTGCGCCCATACTGTTCTTTCAGCTTACCGTATCTGTCAGCGTGCTGATTGACAAAATCAACATATTGCAATCTTTCACCATCCGTGAGGCTTGTGTCCTCAACCTTGTCCTGAGCATACTCATACTGACGGGCGAAGTCGCGATTCCGATTTGCAGTAACATCGTTCATCTTGCGTATCTGCGCATTCGGATACTTCTGAAACAACTTATCCCTATTCGCGGATAGTTTTGCACCATCCCACTGAGCGATATGTTCTTGTCCGGGAATTGATATGGTATATTGCCCGGAATCATCGATGCTGTTTATGTCAGCCTGCGAGAATTCGGTCACTTGCGCGTCGGGATACTTCTGAAACAGTTTGTCCCTATTGGCGTTATACTTGTCTTCGTTCCAATATGCAATATGCTCCTGTCCAGGAATCTGGATTACATACTTCTTTTTTTCGGGCATAATAAATAGAAATAGCAGTTAATGTTTGAACTCATCTTCCCAGGTGCCGGTAATTTCGCCCCCTGCACCAGTCGAAATGCCTTGTCTCGCCCCGACCGCAACATTGTACAGGTGCATTCCCATTCGTTCACACTTGCTGCGGTGGCGATCGTAGAAGTCGGCAATGACCTTGTTGTCCTCGTCGGGGTCTCCTGTGCCGTTCAGCGCATCGATGATGGCGGCATATTCTTGGTAACGTCCCCTTCTGCCGGAGCCGGCATCCAATTCGGCCCAACTTGAAGCACCCGCCATTGCAAGGACATCCGCCTTCATCTCCTCCTTGCCATCTTTTATGGCCTGTTCGCGGGTTTCCTTGTTCATATTGATGGAGTATGGCTGGCCACCGATGGTCACGTTATACCAGTTCCCGCCTCCGCCACTGCCAGCTCTGACCTTGCCAGAAGATACCGCCGTCTTATATGCCTCGGAGTCTTTGTCAATCTTGTACTTGCCCGGCCTGTCGGGATCAGGGACAAAACCGCCCTCTTGAGCCTTCATATCCAGCTCGGCAGCGGTTTGATTAATTCTCGCCCACCCCTGTGCAATGGAGGCTTCGGCCTGCTTGTCACTCCTCTCCTGGGCTTTTTCCTGCAAATTAACCTGTCTTTCCGTAATCCCCCTCTGCCACTCCTGCTGTGCCAAGCGATCAGTCCGCTCTCTTTCGTAGCGCTCTCGCTCTTCCTTCTCCTTCTTGAGAGAAAGAGCAAGTTTCATCTCTTCAATCTTGTTCGCCGTGCGCACTTGTTCCTGCTGCATTTTCAGCCGCTGAAGGGTGTCATACATCCCCTCCCGGCGCTTACGATGCTCCTGGATGTCTTGGTCCGCTTTCTTCATCCAGTCAGCGGTATAGTTTTTATACTGCTGATTTGTGGCGTGAAGTCCGCCGACGGAGAACATATTGATAAGACCGGCTCCCAGTTCGGCGAAACTACTCCCCATTGTGGAGTACGTATTCGCCTGCTCCTGACGGCGCATCTCTTCCTCGCGGGCCTTTTTCTCATTGGCATAATCGTCCACCATATCGGTGAAAGACTTGTACTGGGCCTCGTGAGCGGCGTGCAGGTCACTCATAGCTGCGGCCTCGGTATATTCCGGAGTCTTTACTGCCGCATCGCCGACCGTATTTCGAGAATTCGCCACAAGGTTGTCTTTCGCCCGCTTTGCTTCATCTTCCCGCATCTTCTTCTGAAGAGATGCGTTCCGGTCACTCTGCCAGTCCGGTTTCTCGCCGGTTCCGCCGGTAAGTTCCTGCCCCCTGGTCTGCACGGCAGTGGAAACGGCAGATCCCAAAGCGTCGGCCTCCGCAGCATTTTTCTGCGCCTGTGCCGCAACGGAGGCATCGGTTGCCTCCTTTATCTTGCGCTCGTATTCTTCTATGGTCATAGTAAAATGGATTATTCGCCGGAACTTTGATTTAACTCGTTATTTTTAGTCACGGCACCGCCCGTAGCGCCAGCAAAGTGCTGGAACGAGTTCCCCGTCATTTGCAGGCCGGTGTTCACGACCTGCGATGCGGCCTGTGCGGTTGCCGCGGCCCTTTGCTGGTAGTTTTGCAACTGCTGCTGATTGAGGGCATAGTCCTGACTCCGGTACTGGCGCTCGACATTATCCTTGTAATCCGCGCTTCTCGCCGCAATGTCCGACGCCGTTTGGGCAAGAGACTGGTTGGCGGCCTGCTGCTGAAGGGCGAGGGATTCATCCGTTCCGCCCGCCACGACATTGGCCGCACGAGACTGTTTGTACTGCTCGTTCAGAAGTTCGCGCTGGCGGGCAATTGCCGCTTGAACATCGGCCCGCTGGGTGTAATCCTGTGCCGATTTCACATTATACCACTGTTCGTTATCATCACGCATCTGCCGAAGAAGTTTCTCCGCTTTCCGATTCAACTTCCCAGACTTGACCCCGCCATAAATCGCACCGCCAAGCGCCGCAGTCAGACCGATTCCGCCTTCCACGATGGAAGCAATTTGTTGCGCATTCAATCCCATAGTAATGGTGTTTTTATAATTTTATGAACAAAGAAAACCATATCCTAAGCGCCCATCGGTCTATCTTTACCCAACACCGCTACTATTTTCTAATTTAGAGGCATAAAAAAAGCGCAGCCCCATTTCTGAGACTGCGCACCTCGGCTCGTATCAGCAAAAATGAGTGATATTTCTGTAATATTTCTGAAACATACTGATTTTCAGTAATTGTCAAACTATTTGACAAATTATTCGTATCTTTACACCGACTATAAACCAATTCAAAAATGCAATACCTATTGCACTTTTTAGGAACGGAACTTCGCTTTGCAGCATATAGCGTTGTTATCTCTCTCGTGTTCGCCATCTTTTCCGGGTATGGAACGACATATTGGGAGCGAGTATTATATGGCAGCATCGGTTTCTTTGCATTTCTCAATATTTACGGCTTAATTTCCGTTATAGTCTATTGGGTTCGCTGCTCAAAAGATCCGGTTTTCAAAGACGCGTCTATTCGTGGAGGAATAGACTGGAAGACATACAAGAGAATTAAGAAGAATCAATAGCAAGATTTGTGGCAATGGAACGCGACTTTCATATGCAACTCCGCCTGGAGCATAGTTACCTTCGCCAGCACCTTGACAGCCAATACCAGAAGTATAATGCCGGGGTGCGGCTGATTGAGGCGGCGGACAGGTTCTGCGACAAGAAAGACTTTCAAAATACCGTTACTTGCATCTTTGAGGGGCTGGGCTGGCTGCATTTGTCCGGGATTACCGCGAATGACAATTCTATTCTTGCTGTAGAGCGGGCGAGGATGTTGCTGGATAAGATTCATGAGGCCCTATTCAGAGATCTGCGGCTTTCATTGGAGCAGATTAAAGTGTACTCGGAGATTGCAGAGGTCTTTCTTTCCGGTGATGAACTCAACAACGCCTTGGACACCCTTGCTGAATCAAATGAAGTCGTTCCGTGGATGTCGCCCGCAGTTGAACCCAAGTATTAGCTTACACTTCCACCAGCCGAAACTCAATCCGTGGATTGTTCTTGTCAATGAACTTGTCAGCAACGATACGGGTGCACTTGTTGTCGTTTTTGATGGCCTTACACGCCTGCAAACAATCCAGCACCACCTTTAGGGCATTGTCCAAATCGTGGGACATCGTAGTGAAGTAAACACGGACGTGCGGCTCAAAGAATCCAGCGATGTTTAGATTCTTATACGAGCCTACCTGAATGTAGAAGGCGTCTTCATATCGTTTGGTTGCAGCAGTCTTCCCTAATGTAGCATGGCCTCCTATACGGATGATAGCATACGAATTAGATTTAGCCGGTGCCTGTCCGAGTATTGTCTGCCACGGATGCTCTGTCATTACTTTCGTGTCTTTTCCCCGGAGATCTCGTCCAGCTCGTCGGCCAGCGTCTTCACGGGGGTGTTGTCCTTGTAGTCCACCTGCGCCAGTTTCGGGAAGGCGAAGGGCAGAAGGCTTACCATAATGCTGCACTTCTCGCTCGGCTTGAGGTCGTCAAATGCCGCTTGAAACTCGTCCCACTTGTCATCAATGAACTTCGCGACGATTTCGCGCTTTTCCTTGGTGATCTTGTTGGGCGTTCCCGCCTTGCGGCCTCCGGTCTTGGCCCTCCCCTTCTTGAATTGTGTATCCGTCTTCGGCATAGGCTAATAGATTTTGTGGGCCGGGCCGAACGGCTGCAAGGGACGTTTCGCTGTGGAAGGCCCCCTCAAAGTACCGATAATGCTGTCCAGCAGATCCTTTGTATCATACACCGCAGCCTGTGCCATACCAAACTGGGAATACCAGTCGTAAAGCGCGCCCCATACCAGGAAGCGGTGGATATACTCGGCAAGGGGACGGAGGGTGTTGTCGTTGAATCCGTCCGGCAGGAGAAGGTTATAGGTGTACTTGTTGCGCTCCAGGGTGATGTCATCATCGGCATAGTCCTCGCTCTGCTGGGCAAGGGCAAACTGAATCTTGGTACGCAGCTGCGCGTCGCGGAACTCCACGTAACGAGCAATCACGGCACCATCCACATTTTCCGAGTTGTCGGAAGAAACGGCGTTCCCGGCGCGGAGCCCCATATCCTCGTGAGCGTCCACGTGCTTGTGGGTGTACAGGTCTATGTCCTTGTACACCTCGTTCTTGTAGATTTCGATAGTGCGGCTCTTGCGCCTGACTTCCTCGTCGCCGGCAAGGATGACCGGCCCTACATAATGTCCTCTCATACTCTTGGCGGCTTCTTGGTGTATAGTATTTGATCTATGTTATTTCCTGCGTCCAATGCAAGGAGGCTGTGCTTGTTGGAGAGTTCGCCCTGATTTACGTTTGAATAGAACTTGGACAGGGCATATTCCACCATAAAATTGTGCATTTCGTTCAGCAGACCCTCCGTGTTGTTGATGGCCCGGCGCTCGGACAGGACGAATTCAAAGATGAATTGCGTGGGAATTTCCATCGTATTGTCACGCTGATGCTGGTAGGTGGCCTGTAGCCATCGGCTGCATCTTGCGGACAATCGGGCAAACGCTTCCTGGATGCAGCGGTAAATCTCCTCCAGTTTCTCACTTCCGGCCTCGGCCCTGTATCGGGCATCGGGATCTTCAATGGCCGCGACCTCGCGGTGAGATACACTGCGAAGGTTGTTTACGATTTCTTCTGCGTAAAGGGTAATTACCATGACGTTACGGGATGTTTGCGGGATTTCAGAAGGGAGACTGCCTTGTCCATCGCCATTTGGGCGCGGGTGGTGTATTCGGGGACTACGGCAGGCCGGCGCTGCTGGAAAAGGGCGGCGCAGGCATACATAACGATGTAGCGGTCAAGTTCTTCCTTGGCGGCATCGGCCATTGTGGTGTCAAAGTCAGGAATGTAGAACTGGAGGCACAGACGGCCGGTGAGCTGCGTCTGCTGGTTTTCATCCGTGTACGTCTCCGGACTGTACTTGGTGATGTCGAATTCCCTGCGGACGAACTGGCTCACGGCATCGTCAATAAAGCGATCCAGAGTCGGCTTGTCACGATTGGAGACCATCACAATATCATACAGGGACGAACCGTCATCGGAGTAGGCGGCATCGGCCACTCCCGACACTTCTTCCTTGATGCTTTCCAGCAAAGTTGGCTTGTCAATTACATAATACATATATGCGAAGATAGACCTTGCCGACTGGCGGCTCGGTCTATCTTTACCCAAAACGGCTATTTCTTCAAATAAAAGTTCTTCAACACTTCTTCCGTCACTATGCCTTCTCCCGGGATGGAGCGAAGGAACGAGTGTATCTTGTTCACCTTGTCTGCATCGGCTGACTTGTCGGCGTACATCAGGATGAGCCTCGCAAGTTCATTGGATTCCATCTGCCAGATGGGGACGGAACTGTAATTTGACGATGCGGATGAATCGTAGATGTCCTGCGTTATCTTCTCGTTCTGGTCGAAGGACTTCTTGCACCGCTTGCAGATGTCGCCGATTCCGTCAAGGTATTCCCGGAACATCTTTTTCTTCTCGCGCTTGAACTCGACGGCCCTTCCTTCCTCCCTGCGCCCTCTTTCAGCCATTCTCCATTCGATGTCACGGAGTATCAGGTCGAAGGTCTGCGTCAGCATATACAGCACATTGACCTCCAAGTCCTCTGGTGTTACTTCTTTCTTCATTGTTTCCCTTTTGATGAATAGCCGGGGACCGTAGCCCCCGGCTGGTTGTTAGTTGAGAACAATACTTTAAGATATTTCCTTCGCTATTCAACATCGCCGACTTTCACGGCACCCGTTCCTTTGGACGGGCAAATGGGGTTAATGGGGTTGATGTCATTCTGCCACGATTCGGGAATGTTCACGCCGAACACATCCCGCAGTATCTCCGCAAAGGTAGCGTTCCGGTTGCTACGCAGACGCTCCGCAACGCTGTACATTTCGCGGGTAATTTCAATGTCATACACCGGCTCCGCATCGTCCGGGAAGAAGGTTTCTAAAAGGTCATCAAACATATATCATCCTCCATAATATTCATAATCGTGTCCTTCCGGGAAAATCTCCCCGGCTTTCTCCAGCAGGTCGTCCTTAATCGGTGGAACGAGGGGGATTCCCTTTTTAGGCCACAAGACCTCTGCAACCATTCTTGCGGTGTTATATCGCAGACTTTCTGTGGATGAGCAGCATCCCGGCAAGATGCCAAAGGACTCAAAAAGCCAATTATCTATTTCGTCAAGGGTTGTTTTCATTTCTCTTCCTCCTTGTATTTGTTAAATCGTTTAAGGACTTCTTCATAAATATTTTCTACGGGTTCGTCCGCAGTAATAGTAAAAACAAGATTATGAAATATCTTAGCAATAGTTTCCATATCTTGCCAAGTCAGCGCAAGGTCTTTCTCGGCCTGCTTATAGCCTTCAATATAATATTTACGGTATCTAACCATTTCACGATTAGCCTTTATAGCTGTTTCAGTATCTCGAAATGCATTAAAATCGGGATGCGGATAGGCTTGTAATGCCGATTCTTCTGGTCTTTTGCTCATAGTGATTCAAGTTTTTCGATTAACTGCTTAAAGCATACTTTTCTGACCGCTGATGCACTTTCGTTAAGGTATGTCTCCTTCGCCCACTCAAGTAAGGCATCCTTGCGGATATACTCAACATTCTCAACTTTGTGGTCTGTCAGTGTCGTAAACCCATTGCGTAAGGGGTAGCCGTGAAGGTATATTTTATCTGGTGCTTTCATATTCTGAACTTGTTCGTAAAAACTCATTTTCTTTCTTTTTTTGCTAAAGCGTTCTTCTTATGTAAATTCCATTATTCTTCCTCCATTGCTTTTTTGAACATCTGTGCAAGTCCAATATAAGATGCGGCATGAGAGCATAACCAATCATATGCTTTTTCAATCGTGTCTTTCTCGGCCTGCTCATAGCCCTTCGCGGCGGCATTTCGCAAGATGCCAACCATTATTTCTGGGTGAATAACAATGTTATTATTCCTGTCGCGACGGCCGACTAATTTAATCCCGTCTTTGTATATTTCCTTAGCCGCTTGTTCTGCTTTACTCATGGCTATAAAATACTTTAGCTACGGCTTCAGGTAATTCAAATTCTTTAATTTCCTCCCAGTAGAAAAACCTGTCTTCGGTAGGAATACCAGCAATGCACATTGCTTTTACTTTGGCATGACTATCTGTTACACATCCAAAATTTACAGGAGAACCATCTTCATTAACCCACAACTGACCATCCCAAACACCTTCATATTTACAATAAATATCTTTCTGATAGGTATTGCTATCATTGCCGTCATAATGTATTCTGTATTTCTCAACATAACTACTCATAAGCTATTCCTCCTTAAGTATTTTCGCCCAGCCAGGAACATTATTACTGCTCTGATATTTCGGATTCTCCTTAAAACCATGTCGCTTATACCAGTCTTCTACCCAGAGTTCACAGTCTGGCCATAGAACAAGTACATCACAGTTCTCTTCCTTTGCCGCTAATGTGGCTTGTGTCAGCAGCCAATCTCCATCTCCGTTTCCTCTATGTTCTGGATAAATAATTAAATCATAGAGTTCTGCAATCTTTTGTTCTGGTTCATCATAGATATTAATCTTGCAAAATCCACAATCATCATTTATGTAGATAGTCTTGTGGTCATACCATTCGTGAGTATAGATTTTCATAAGCTATTCCTCCTTAAATCCAGGCAATTTTTCGAGAGCTGAAATTGAAGTGCCCCTATCCCCTCCAATGTAAAGCATTGTCTCGCCAAGAATATTTGTGTCAATATAAGGCATCTTTGTGACCGTCCCGTTATCTTTTATTTTCTTCCACCTCGGCAAGTCCTTCAAGGCATCTTCTTTTGCAAGGGAAAGGAGTTCGGCGGCTTTTTTCTTAATCCAGCCTTGATAGTCAAGAGGGAGGCCATTCTCGTCCTTTTCACTATCGCATCGGTAAGAACGAATTACATTATCAAGCGCCTTTTCAAACTCCGTCAGTTTAGGCTCATCTGTGACGATGAAAAGGTCATTATTTGATGACGTCACACTATTTTTCCCTTCAAGAGTGTAAATGTCACAATCTTCTTGACCGGAAGCATATTCGATAATCGCAAGGATTGGATAATCACTTTTCATATCGGTTTTGATGATGCTTACCTTTTCGCCACGACCTGTTTCCACCTTGCAATCGGGGTGGGCTTTGTAGTAGTCTAAATCAAATGGTTTTCTCATAACTCAATGTTTTTATCTATTCCGCACAATTTCAATGCTCTTTGCAACTCATGGACATACTCAATGTCGCAATTATGCACTGTATTGATACCGATTTCGTGGGAGCTGTCGGTTTCTATCTCTGTCAGAAGTTTAACACCACCGCTTAAATCCTTATAGAAAGTTATTGTGACATTAGTGAAGTTTCGCTTTCCCATATCTCCCCAAGAATACGAACCATCTACATGAGAATTTTCATTCTTGTTACACTTCCTCCAGCCGTTCTTCTCCAGTATCTCCGCCGTCAGGGGGATGCCCACAACCCCGTCGTTTATTTCGATGACATCACAAATGTCGTCATCGCCAATCCGCACGATGGCATTGTTCTCTCCGTCCTGCCAGCCAAGGGCAATGATTTCTATTTTTAGCGGGGGATTGTCACATTCAAGGCTGTCCTTAAAGGTAACGAAATCGCCCAGCATTAAATCCTTTGCTTTCATTGCTTCAATGTTTTGTTATTCTTTCTGATTTGAACAATTACCTCATCAAACGCCTTAAAACGAGTATTCTGTGGCAGACAAAATTCAGAAACATCTTACTGTTCAATGTAAGCCTTGCGGAGGTTCTGTGCATTAATGAAATCTTGTTTGCAAACAAAATGCTCTGCGCTACCAATCGGCTTATATTCCTTCTTTGCCGTTTTTTCTGCTTTACTCATGGCTAATAAAATTCTACTTCAACAAATGGCTCACCGTCATCATAGGTGCGAAGATTAAAGTGCATATCAGCATCTTCGCCCGTATTCAAGCCGACAAATCTCATCGGCACATCCCCTCCAGACAACTGCCCCGCAATCGTCTGGGCTTGGCGTAAAAGGTTGTTTAGTGTCATTGTTATAATTTTTTAATTTTATCTATTGTTATCGGTTCGTAAACCCTCATTTGCCAACTATCTGGGTTGTAATTATTGTGTTTAGAACTATATGGGTCGTATTCTACTTGCAATACTACTTCGCCATATTGTTTGGCTTCTTCAAGGTCTGGTGTGAGGTATGTGCATCTATCAACTTCTTTCTTGATGCTTCCGTCGTTATTCAGAACATACCTTCTACCATACAGAATTCCTTCTGACTTTATTTTCTCCCAATTTTCTTTCGATGTGCCGTGAAAAAATATCATGGTTATTCCTCCTTTATCTGGTCTTTAAGGCATCCAACCCTTACCTTCCCATTCTCGTCAGAAAAGCAAATGTCGGAGTGATAATAGTTGTTTGTTATCAGTTCATACATTTCGCATATCGTCATAAAATCCTCTACAGATATATCGAGTCTCATTGTCGGGGTGAAGCAATTTATACGCTCGTCCCCTATTGTCATTCCGCAGTTGGCTCTCATGGCTGTTCCTCTCTAATCAATTTCTTTACACAATTGGGACAAAAAATAGAATCAGAATTACTTGAACTTACCCATCTTTGTCTTTCAGCTTCTTTTCTTGCTAATATTTCTGAAGCAGCTTTTATTTGCAGAGTTTTATGACATTTATCACAACAAACTACCCAGAGATTTCTATTAAAAATCATAATTAAATCAGATTTTCTAAACAATATTTTATAGCTGCTTCACAAGCTTCTTCGTAAGTTGCATAGTATTCATATGGGTAATCCTTCTTGAAAGCAATCTTTCTTCTATCTTTATGAATTGTGAAAAAGTAATATTTTTGCTCCATTGTTACTGTAGTATGAGAAACAATACATACTTGAATAAATAAATTATACACTTCCCTCAACCATCTCATAACAAGTGCTTGGGTTGGAGCTAAATAACACATATTATCTCTGTATTCAAGCTCATTATTTGTAACTTCATAATCTAATACAGATATATGATTAGTGCATTCTGTGTCATAAATACAAAGACAAAGTTCATCAAACCCTTTTTCTTTCAACAGTTTTGCAATTTCAAAACTTACATATTGTTCTTGTATCATATCTGTTCAATGTTTGATATTAATCTGCTCAGCCATCCACTCTGCTCCGGCGATGAAGAGGCTTTTATAGAGTGGCTGATGCGTTCCTTTTCCGAATACGCCATCTAAATGATTTTCTGCCGCTTCGTCAAGATTGGAGGGAAGGGAGGGCTGTTGCTTACCGATAATGCTATGGGCATAATCCCCGTGTACCTCCTTACCGTTTTCCGCATATACCTGAACAATACCCCAATCTTGAACATAAAAGATTGCAAACTTGTTTTCGGCGTTTTCAGTAAAGCGGAGAAATAAGGCCTGTTTGTTCTCGGTGGTCAGAAATTTGTCACCAAATTGGACGTTATCAAAAATCTTGTTCATAGCTTCAATGTTTTATTGTTATAAAAAGGGTGCGTATGCAATCCAAAGTTGCGTAGTCGCTATTCAGAATGCTTTTCCGCACCCTATGGTTTACAATTCCTTGAGTTGTTCGTAGAGTTCTTTTAAGTTATATCCAACACTTCCGACAGTAACATCACTGAGTCCTTTCACAGCAGTACCAAGTGAGTATATCTGCTCCTTGCTGGGTTTCCAAGAAGGACGGAGGGATTTGAGCCAATCCATTTCTCTCAGATAAAGCGGAAATGAAGTAGAAAGAGACGGGTCTGATTCACACCCCACAGTGCCTACAAACGCATTGAGAACACGAAGAATGTTGTTCCTCATATTCTCATCCTCTTCGCTCCACTCTACGGGCTTCTGCTCTTTCTGCTTTTCAAGCCAAGCAACTATGTCTTTTGTGGCCAGAGTTCCATAAGCAGCATCAAGCACGTAAGGATAAGCTGCTTGTTTGCTGGAATAATATCTTAACAATGTCTTCCTTATCCTCTCGTCCTCGCTCTCTTTGAGTTCGGGGAAGACATCCTCCATCTCCGTGAAATTTTCTTCATCACGGTATTTTTTCGCTCTTTCCAGAGCTTCCTTATATTTTCTTTCGTAGTCCATAGGTTTCTCTCTTTTACCAAATCTATTCAATACAATTTCGTCACTTAGTTTCTTTAGCCGCAGCATCCAAAACTTATCATGTTCGCCATTATCCCAGGTGTGCTGATATATTTTCCCTATGGCCCAGCCTATAGCGGCAGCATCCATACTATCCGGAATATAGTAAGAGTTATTAGAGTCCATAATGCTATGCCTTATTCATTCAAAAAAGTGCATCCCCATCGGTTCTAAACATCTGGGTGAAGATCCCTTCAAGCACCGGTACAACGATGCTGTTTCCAGCCATCTTGTACTGCTGGCTCTCGCTAATACCCGCTTCTTTGATTTTGTCAATGTCGGCGTCGCTGACTCCCATCAGACGGAAACACTCCCGTGCCGTCAATTTTCTGATTCTGTAATGTTTTGCCATATCTTTATCGTTTTGAATTATCTTCATATATTTCCATTACTAAAACCCACATATTCTCATAGCCCCCCCCACAGATGCGTGGATACAGTTAACATAATCGTGAAGGTTTCTCTTCACAACATTGCCCTTCTCATCCCTGTTCCTCGATAGTCCGAATATCTCTTTCTTCATAAGTCAAGATTTTGGGAGTTACGCCCCCATTCCGCAGCCAGCGGGTATGCAAACGGATATCCCAGCCGCCGTGTCCAATACCCTCCGGCAATGTTTCTGCCTTTTGCGGAATGTTTCATCATTGAGCATCCCTATTATCATTATCTCTTTCTTCACTTCTCTCTCTTGTCAGTATCGCCGTGTGTTTCATATTCCAAAATCATAGGTTCTCTGTACCCCCCCCAGCGGTATTTATCGTAGGACAAAGGCCGTCGGGGTGGTAGATATTCCCGGCGAAGGAGCCGCCAGTAGCACCGAACAAATTACCTATCCGTATCAATCTCGATTGTTTCATCGTCTATCTCCAAAACGCCCGTACATGGATAATGCCCCCCCCAGAAGTCATGGATTTAAGGTAAGCCCGAGCCTCATAGCGGGTTACTATCGTGAAGGCGCATCCGTCAGAGGTCGTGTTTATCGGTTTCACTATCTTCATAACCTTCAAAAACGTATATCTCTGGTTCTCCAGCCGTTAGAGTTGGGCAGATGTCTCCGTTCCCCTGCACCCTTCCTCGCCGCGTCCCGCTCGTCAAGTAACTCCCATCGAAACACCCTCCAACCGGGCATTCAACCCACCCCTTCTTTGTCGCTTCCCGTATCTTTAGCGTCTTCATATATCTCCAGTATGCTCGTCATCTGCGTATCCCATCCTCCGTGCTCCATCCGTCCGAGGAAATTCTCCCAGCTGAGCCTCCCCATCCTTGCATAGATGCATTTGCAACAGCCGTCAATCCCGTTCAGAACTATCCTCTTCATACACCTCCATTATCGCAGTCCCGGACGTTCCGAATGTATCACCAAGCAATACCGCACAGCCATACTTAAAGTACCCCGCAAGAACGGTCTTTGCCACGCCATCCTTATCAGTGTTTATCGGGAACTTCTTCATACACCTTCAAATACACTTCATTTGCACTTGCTATCCGTGTTGTGATAGCGAAGGGAAAAACATCAAAACCGATTGTTCCACGGTAAGAATCGAAAACACACGGTTGGGGGGGGTATCTTTGAGGAAACAATAAGGATAAAGGGGCAAGCCGTCATGCTTGTTCTTCCGCACCTTCACCTTGATGATCCTGTCATCTATCTTGCACATCTTCATATATCTCCAGTATACATCCAAATCCATATCCGTGAGTCCCGGCCATAATCGTCGGAGCTAACCCTCCTACCCATATCACTCGCCCGCCCATCTGCGATGTTGGCGACTACAATCCGAGAATAACCACCTCATCCTCCTTATTCATTCTCCAACTCACTTAACTTCTCCTCCGGCAAATCGGCTATGAACCTATCCACCTTCTCCTGGTCGAGATAATACTTTTCGTCCACCTTCTCCTCCAGCATATCCTTCAGACGGAGTTTCAATTCAACCGGATGTGGGAAGTTGAACCATGCGTCTCCGAGAATTGAAACCACGAAGATTCGCTCGCGGTTCTGCGGAATACCGTAGTCCTTCGCATTCAGCACCTGCATAAAGTTCGTGTAACCATAACCTGTCAACTCGTCACACCACTTAAGAAAAAGCGGGCGAAATTTGTCGGATACAAGAGCCTTGACATTCTCCATAACCAGATAGGTCGGCTTCTTCTCGATGATGGCATTGCGCGTGTACCACAAGATAGAACTTCGTGTGCCGGAACCTTCGACCCCTCCAGCCTGCTTGCCGGCATTCGAAAAGTCTGTACAAGGCGTCGAATAAAACAGAAGATCGTGTGCCGGAACCTTCGACCAATCTATCTTCGTCATATCCCCGAGATTCCTGTCGGCAATCTCCGGGAAGACCGCATTATGCGCCATAATCGCATACTTGTCAATCTCCGACCACCCAACGCACTCGTAGGGAATGCCCAGATTCCGCAAGGCCATCAGCTGACTGTCATAACCGGAACAAAGCGTTACAACCCGAAGCGGGTTCTCTTCAGTGAATTTCCATTCTACATTCATATTTACCTCCTGTGCTGCCGTTGTAGCTGCTTTCTTTGTTGCTATGATCTGTGTTTTTGTTTGTTAAAAAATTCTGATGTTCACTTCCGCAGGGTATTTATCTTCCCACTTCACATCGGGGAACAGGTCTTTGTCAATGGGAAAGCCATACCCTCTGATAAGTTCCCACCAGCCCTTCATTTCTCTGCCCATGTAGTTCTTGAAGGTTACGCGATGGAATTTCCGGCTATCTGAACCCGTTACAGATGGGTCAAGATAAAGCCACAAAGAGCCGTCCTCATTTCTTGCCAGCCAACCGGGAATGATGACATTGTACTTCTCCTGTAACTCTCCGTTGAATGAACTGCCCGGCTGGTTGACTATCTTGCCGATGCCGATTTTTCCACTCACGTTTATCATATCGCCAAGTCCAGTTGAGGGTCAATGAAATAGGACATTACCTTGGTCTGCTTGCCGTCAGCGGTGGTTACATAGACTTCCTGCTTCTGAATTTCGGTGTGACCTTCCTTGTTGATTAGCTCGGAGACGCGGGTAGATAACTTGGTACAGCCTATCTTGGTGATTGCATCCATAGGGGTGAGCCGTTCTCCGGCCTGGAGCCTGAGGAGGATGCGTTTCTTCTGTGAGAGTGTCCGCTTCGGATTCGGGTTGATGTTTCTGCGTGCCATAATGTTTTGAGGTGTTTAATCGTAAATAAGTTTAGTGCAATGATGGGATTGGAGGAAGGGCCACAGGATGGGTTTGAATTCGTCCATATGAAACTCGATGTATTCGCGGAGGTTGTCTGGGATGAAGAGGTACATAGTATCTCCCCTCACCCACCATTCCGTGTTGTCAGAAAGTGATGCCTGCCGAATATCGTCCGGCGCGTTCATTCTTTCCACGATTCCGTGGATTTTTTCCCAGACATCCAGCCACGCGATGGGCTGCGAGTTACCGCTGCGGTTCTTCCTGTGTGCCATTTCCCGCCTGTTTTTGTTGTCTTAGTATTTCCTCGGCCTGCCTGCGTACTTTCTCGCGGTGCGCGACCGATTCTTCCGGAGAGTAATTCTTCTCCCTGTGGCCGTTAATGCGCATATGGGAGAGGTCGGGAAGAGTCATCTTGCCGGCCTTTTCTGCCTTGTAGAGCTCGCGGAAGAATTTCTCATTTCTTTCCTGCTCCAGTTTGACATTGTGCCGATTGATGATTACTGATGCCGATTGTTTCTTGTCGGCCCTGCAATACCCCTTCAAGAATCCGAACATAGAAACTGCTGTAAGCCCGTAATAATCACCATACTCTTTGAACACTCCGTTTCTGAAAGCCTCCTGCATTTCCACTAATGTCATTTCGCGCAGGATAGAGTTTCGCATGATCTCTTGGTCAAGGGATGCCACATCAAGGGCAACCGATGTCGCAGTCAGAGCCGTGTGCGTTATTGCGCTCAACCCGAAGAACTGCTCGCCCAGCCACGCCATTCGCTGTTCCTCGTCCCCATCCTTATACCTCGCATAAACAAAGCTTCCGTCCGGGTTCTTGGCCAGCCGATAATCTGCCAATGCCTGGGCCGTAGCAATCTCATTGCTCGCCCTGGTAATCTGGAGTGCTGCCTGCTGATGTACGGTTATAGAATCCATGTAGTGCTTGTTGAAATTTATTGCGTTCGTCAATTATGTTTTGCAGTCTGTCGTTTGCTCTTTGGCCCTGTGCCGGTCTCGCTGGTTGTCCTACCGCCGACCTATCTCGCTCCATCCAGCTTATCATCCTTTCCTTAGTGTTGAAGGGGTCATAACCTTCTGCCCTTATTTTGTCGCTGCCCGGATTGTGTTCCGTCCAGTGCCGGACGAAGGCTTTAACTTGCTGGGAATTCATACCGACCTCCTGAGCGAAGTTCTCCACTTCCTGACGGAAGATCTCTCGCTTCATTTCCGCCATCTTGTCTTTGTCGAATCCGCAGAAGGAGCGCTGCACGGATGAGAGGTAACGCCAGCGTCCCGAAAAATTTTCGGCCAGCTGTTCCTCTATTGAGTGAGATATAGATATATTCTTTTCATTCTTATCATTCTTGTTTGTGGTTGATTGTTGGTTAACTGTTGGTTGATTGCTGGTTGTTTGTTGGTTATTTGTTGGTTGAGGATAAGCCTCGCGGACTTGGTATCTGTCATAATTTGAGATAGTTATAACCGAAAATCTGTTGGTTGTTTTTCGGCAAATTTCTCCGGTTTGTTCAAGTCGCGCGAGGCTTGTCCTCACCTGCTGCACCGTCAGACCCGAATGAACTGCGAGCTTGTCTCGCGACGTCAGAATCTGCCCGCGCTGGATAGTAAGCCCATGCCATTTCTCGTCCTCGTGGTTGGCCAAGAGAAGGAGGATGACAAACAGGTGCGCCGTTTCGGGCGCATCGTGCCACTCCCATTTAAGGAACTGACGATGCAACTTTATCCAGCCTTCGCTCTCCATCTTATTCCACAGACAAAACGGGTTCTGGAATGTACTGCGGGTTCAATTCGCCCTTTATCCAGGCAGGGAAATGCGGCTGGATAATGCCGTAAGCATCATCCTCGGCATAGCTCTCAAAGCCGGGCCAGCTGTCGGCCTTCTTGCACTGGGCCACGATATCAATGGCCTGCTGGTACTTGTATTTGCCACAGGCAAGGTCTTCGGCATCCAGCCACAGGAGGAAACACTGATAAGGAATGCAGGTTTGCGCCACCAGCATCAGAGTTCCGGAGAACTTGCGGCCAGTGATCTCGCTTGCCACCTGGAGGTACATACCCTCGGCCAGCTCATAGCGGTACTTGGCCGCGTCTCGCATAAAAGCGTCCACGGATGTGGCGGAAGTGGTCTTTACGGACAGGATGATGTTCGCACCGACCTGTTCCTCCAGAAGCATACAATCGGGCCGTATTTTGACTTTCAGGCCGGTGGACGGGTCTTTGCCGTACATAGAGGTCTCGGTGCGCCCCTGCGCCACCAGACGGGGGATAATGCCGCCGCCGTAGGTCTTGTAGGAGGACTGCACAATCTTCACCACCTGCTGCATGTCGGCATCAATGAAGGTGTAACCGGCTTTCTTGGCCATGACTTCAAGGTCAAACAGCAGCTCTTTAAGGTCATCCATCTTCATTTCGGGAAGGAAGGCATCCTGCTGCAAACCCAGCAAGTCCCAATAATACTTGATAAGGGCCGCTATTCCGGCCTTGGAGGACTTGTTGCCCTCGGCAGGCAGCACCTTTACCTTGGCGAACTTTGAAGGCTCCAGAAAGGCCGAATGGATGAAGGTGCCGAGGGTGAAATGGCTCTCGTCCTTGGCGTGCAAGTCCTCGTTCTTATAGATGAGATAGTGACGTGGACTTTTCAGCACTTCTTTCAGCGCGCTGCTGCTCTCGCCAGGTGCGGCAAGGTATTTTTCCATCCTGTCCTGCACCACCCTTCCGTTTACGGAAAGACTGCGGCAGGATGGCTTCTTGGTCTTAGGCACCGGCTTGTTCATCGGAGTGATGCCGTGCCGAATTAGCAGATATAGGAACTCGCCGAAGTCCGTGTACTCGTTCTTGTCAAATTGGAGAGCTCCGGTCCCCAGTTCCTGCCCTTGGGCCGATGCCTCCGACAAATCTGCGGAGGCATCGAAACCATAGGCGCTCATTACTTCCTGTGCATCCATATTTACTTGACGATAATGGGTTTCACGCTCCAGGTATCGGCGAACTTGCCCGTGTTGGTCTTCTGCTTGCCAAGATAAGTGATGAGGAAGGGCATACCCGGCCGGAGATCACGGGCGAACTGCTCGAATGCTCCTACCAGGCGGGCGCTGCCGTTGCGGATGGTGCGAAATTCGTTACCCTGCTTCTCAACGAACTTGACGATGTTCAATTCACGGGTTTCCCCGGTGACCTGCTCAATCACATTCTGCGTATCGAAGCCTGCGAAGAAGACACGTTTGCTTTCTCCAACGTTTTCAGGCGACCAATACTCTCCGAGGAGTTCCGTGGGTGCGACCTCCGCTTTGTCGAGGTCGGGAAGGGAGTTCAGCGCGGGAAATGCCGCGTTCATGGTGGCCAACTGGCCGTTTTCTGTGTTTTTTTCCATATGTTTATGTGTTAAAGTGTGTTTCATAAAAAGGGGCAGGACGGGTGCTGCCCCGGGACTACTAACCAACTTAATGAACCAATTCAATATGGAGAGTTACCCGCCATATTTTTCTTCGTAGTAACGCTCCCTCGCGGCCTCAATAGCATCGTATTCCGCGCTGTCGTAAGCGTCCTGCGCCGCTTCATATTCTTCCTCGGTGTCATAATCCTCCGGTCTGGGAGGTATTCTTGTCCAGAAACTCATTGCAGTCTATCTCCCATCCGTGTTTTCCGCATCCGCCCCTTGTCGTAACAGGCCCTCACATAGTCCTGGACCGACAGACGCAGATTGTGCCGAAAGTTTGTCATATCCCCCCGATTCTCGGAGAAAGTGTATTCCTGTTCTTCGTCCGTCCCCTCGTTGATTACGATCCGGACGGTTCGGGCTTGCCGGATAGCTTCTATCGCAGCCCTGTCTACCGGGTCAATAATCTCAATCATTTCGACCGGCTTTGTATTCCTTACGCCCTTCCTCAAAGAGACAAGAAGGGATCAGCGCACCGAGAAACAGCAGGCAGGCAAGCCAGTCAGCATAGTGTTCAAAGGCCACAAGTGACCCGAAGACAAGCACCATACAGGCGAGGATGGAAACAATCATTTTTTTCATAGGACTACGCATTGTTCATGAGGAACCAAGCCTCGTTCATCATATCAAGAAGTTCTTTCACATCGTCTTCCTCAATGCCGCAGATGCGGAGGAAGATGCTGCTTTCAGTACGGCTTACGCCGGTGCGGTTATCATCGGAGCAGCTGACAAAGCCGGGCGTGTTGTTGCGGATTTTCCAGTTAAACCCCATAGTATAGATAGACAGAGGCGTTTCCCTGAATACCCAAGAGAGTTTTCCGTGCTGGAGAAGATTGCTGAAGATGTTGGTAGCTGCCTGGGCGAAGTCGCTGTCAAGGAAGCCGCCCTCCGTGATGATGTCGTAGTTCTCGTCTGCGATTACGGCCATAGCGCGCTCATAGAAGTGGTCGGCCAGCGCTGATTTTGTTCTTTCCATATTGAATTGCTGTTATTGGTTGATTTCTTTGAATATGAGTTTGGCGTGTTGGCGTTCCGCAGCACGGAGGCAGTCCAGCTGGTGACGGGAATATATTATCCTGCCACCAATGCGGTGTGCATCGGCAAGACCTTCCTCCCTCATCTGGCGGAGCCACCGTGTCCCATAGGCGGCTTTCGCTTCGCGCTCGGACAGGTCATCCTTCACGGGCGACGTCCGTTTGAGTATCGCATCGGCGACAAGGTTGGAGAATGTCTCGGCCTGCTCCATCAGACTGCGGACAGTTTCCATTACTTCGCGGGGAATAAGGTGTGTGGTAAAACACGAAGGCCAACCGTCTTTCTCACCACATTGGCGACGTGCGTTTTCACATCGTCAGCCACAGGCTGAGTTTTCGAGTTGGCCCAGTTCCAGACAGTCTGTCTTGTCGTGCAGCATTTCTCGTGGACGAGAGCAGTACCGAGCGAGTACCGCTGCTCTTCCGAGAGTTTCGCCCAAATTGTAGGGAAAGATTCCGTATTAATTCCTTGCATATTATCAAAAATGCTTTTATATTTGCAGTCCATAGCATTTGTCAAATGCTTTGACGGGCGGTAAATATTAGCAACCGCACCGCAAATATGAGCATTTATTTGCAATCGTGCAAATATTTTCGCAAATATTTTGCAAATATTTTTTGAAAAACCACTTGGAGGATGTTGTATGGGCGATTTTGATTTGAAGGCTTTTCGTAAAGCCAACGGGATTAACCAGCAGGAGCTGGCAAAGTATCTGGGTGTCGGGCAGGGTTTCGTTTCGCAGATGGAGCGTGGCGGTCGGCCTGTACCCATTGGCGTGTTGGAGAAAATCAAATCCAACCCCGACTGGACAATATATGTTGACACAATTGAGAATAATGGTGATTTAACCTTCCGGGCAGAAGCTTCGAAACCGGATAAGGCCGTGATGATTCCGCTTGTGCCGTTCGAGGCCGTAGCGGGTCCAGGGACGGTGGCGTTTTCTGACGAGCAGATTGAGGATTACTATATGGTGCGTGAGTTTAAGAACGCAGACTTTCTGATTCGCGTCAAGGGCGATTCAATGTCGCCTAAATACATAGGCGGTGACCTCGTTGCCTGCAAGGTGGTGAATGATGTCCTGTTCTTCCAGTACGGCAGGGTATATGTCCTTTATACCAAATCACAAGGCGTGATGATAAAAAAGGTGCAGCCCTCCTTGAAGGAAGACTGCATCCTATGTGTTTCCGAAAATACGAAATACGCACCCTTTGATGTCCCCCGCGAAGACATCACGGGAGTCGCGCTTGTGTGCGGCTCGATTTCTCTTGAATAGCCAAAACCGCCACAAATCCGCAACAAAATTATTTACGCATCAACATAACTATTTGATTATAAACACATTACAAGTGTATAAATTTTGAATGGCATTCAAAAGGTCAGGAGTTCGATTCTCCTATGCTCCACGAAGATTCAAAACATTGAATTTCAATACTTTACAAGGGTTTCGGAGCATTCTGGAACCCTTTATTTTTGGGCATAAATTTGCATTTGTGCGCATAAAATGAGTACATTTATCGCTGAATTCGTCACAAAATCGTCACAATTTTTATGGCAACCACATCAATCCTCATAGAGCCGGTGATCCTATCCCAGCATTGGAAGAAAAACGGGACGAATTTCTATCGGATTAGAATCGTCCTGCACGGGCAAAGGAAATTCTTAAAGACCAACATTCTTGTCCGCAGGGAAAACTTTGGACGAGGAGGCAAGTTGATTTCCGCACCCATCCGCCATAAGCTGGAAGACCTGGTGCGGGAAATCGAAACGACTGTAAGCCGGATAGACACCTATGCGTTGAAAGAAATGACGGTGAACGATGTCGCCACTTTCATAGAGCGTTCCCAATCCGGGGAATTCCATCTTGACTTCTTTAAGTTCGCGGAAGAAGTCATCTCCAAGAAAGGCACATCCTCAGCATCCGGTTACACCAGCGCCATCCGCTCTTTCCGCGAGTTCGTAGGGAAAGATGATTTGGACATTGCGGAAATCACCTCATCGCTGCTGCGGCAATGGGAGCAATGGCTGCGCGAGAAATATGGAAACGAAGCCAGGGCCGTCACCGCATACACTGCGGCGCTACGATACATACACGGGCAAGCGCGCGCGCGTTATAATAATGAAGAATTCGGCCAGGTGCCCATCCGCAACCCGTTCCAGTTTTACAAACCTCCGTGCCAGAAGCCGGCGGCGCACAGGGCTGTGGATGCGGCCATCATTGAAAAGATGCTGGAAATGCGAGGCAACCTGACCGGCCGCGAAAGACTTGGCGTTGATGTGTTCCTTCTGTCCTTCGCCCTGATGGGGATGAATTCACCCGACCTGTACACCTGCGCTCCGCCAAAGGACGGAATCATTACATATAACCGGACAAAGACAAAGGGGCGCAGAGCAGATCGTGCGGAAATGAGGGTTAAGATAGACCCGCTTGTCCTGCCGCTTGCCAGCGAGTATTTTGCCGGAGACCCGGCCTTTACCTTCTCGCACCGGTACTCGTCCTACCAGATTTTCGGAGAGAACGTGAACGAAGGTCTTAAAGCTTTCTGCAAGCGCATCGGACAGGTGCCGGCGCTTACCCTATATTCTGCCAGGCACACGTGGGCCAGCGTCGCCTACAGGTCAAAGATTGACAAAGGCGTAATCAATGACTGCCTGTGCCACGTAGACAAAACTATGAAGGTAACCGACATCTATATTGACAAGGACTGGTCGGTTATGTGGGATGCCAACCACAAGGTGCTGGAACAGTTTCAATGGCAGTTGGAGCATCCAAGTTCGCAAATGACTTCCGCCAAAGCCCGTGCAGAATCACCGGCAATATAAGCCGGGGTCTCGCTTTTCAGGTCTATCCCCAGCTCTGCGGCAATAGCCACGGCCAAGTGATGTATTTCATGCACGAGTGTATCTTGGAATTCCGCACCACTGGTGGTAGGTCCGATAACAACAATGGCTCTGTAATACTCCGGATCGGCAAAAGTAAAGCCGCAGTTGCAGTCACAGGTCTGCATCAAATCCTCGGCCTGCCGCATGGCGTAGTTCGAAGCTCCGCAGTCATACAGGCAAGCGAGGATTCCGTCAGCATCGAACTTGCCGACGCAAAAAAGAAAGTCCACTATCCAGCGGCCTATTTTAAGGGTGCGTTTCTTCATAGCATCTCGTCCCAGAAGACAGGTATCCCCAAGGCCACGGTCTTGATGTAGAATTCATCAAAGGCGCGCGTCGGGGAGCCATCCCTGTCGTCCATATAGTCCTTTACGAACATAGCAAGGCGCTGCTCGTCCACGATGGAGCTGCCGAAATAGTCGGCACGGGCCATATTCAGTACATAGGCGGCATCGTGTCCCTTGTCGTTTTTCAGAGAAACGCCATACGCTTTCAGGAAGTCGGCAGTCTGCTGCTTGTCCCAAGGCTTCAACGGCTGGCCGTTCTTGTCTTCCATCATACCGACGGCAAACTCGAAGAGCCGCGTGTTGAAGTGATAGCCATAATCTTCCAGGTATTCCTCCATAGCAGAAGGATACTTGGTACGTATATCTCGTCTATCCATTCGTAAATCCTTTTGTAATTTATTTGTGACCATTCGTAAAACAAATGGGGAGAGTGACTGCCACCCTCCCCACATCCGATTAGCGATAGCGGCCCATGTTGTCGCGCCCACGGCGCTCATCCATACCGTCCCATTCCTCGCGGGGATAATATCCGCCACGCATCTTGGCACCACCGCGCTCGCTGAATTCCTCCTCCATTTCCTCGGAGAGTTCACAGATTTCCTCAATAGCCGTCTTGGCCTTCTTGAGTGCGCGCTTGAAGCGGTATTCTTCGTCACCGCCCCGGCTCATGATATGCAAAAGTCCCATTGTTTATTCCTCCTTTTTTGATTGTCCCAAAGTCGCAGAGAGCAACTTCCTCAGTTCCGCCAGCTCGTTCCTCATTTCAGATATCTCCTGCGCCTGTAATGCCTCCTTCTTCCTTTCGGGGTTCAGGTCAAGCAAAAGGGCTTCGCAGTCCTTCACCATCTTCTGGTGAGCGGGAACAGATTCAAGAACCTGCTTTGAGGTCTGGGCCATCGTCTCGATTTCCCGGAGGACGGCTGCCTTGTCGGTGGCTATAAACAAGCCCTTTTCGGGGAAGTTCGCCACTACGCCGTTGGCCGGTAGTCCCACGAAGGGGATGGTCTCGTTTCCAACCTGCACGGTGATGTCCGTTATCGGACCGCCGAGCATCGCCATCGGCTGGCTGGGGTTATATTGTGGCATATGCGTGTTCACGGATATAACTTTTCCGTCCGCAACGCGAGGGATGTTTTTGTACAGGACCGGGATGGTTGCGCCCTGCGCCAAACTTTGGAACATAATTTTGAGTTTTTTTCAGTTGTTTAATTGTATTTGAATACTACCCTACGATGTGGGCGAGATAAGCTGGAGTGTGCTGTTGTACCAGTCGTAGAAGATAGTGATTACACCGGTTCCAGCAAGGTCGGCCGCGGTCACATTCGTGCCGCCGAAGTTGGTCAGATTGCGGGTATTGCCGTTCAGGGTGAACCGCACCGGGAGTGTTCCCGTCGTACCCGTCGGAATGGCATCGGCAATGTTCACCGTGAGATACCCCACTGCGGGAATTCTACGAAAACCGAGAGCGAAGTCTACGGTAGTCGTTCCCACGGTGACACTGTTGGTCCTGAGATAAGGAACGCCATTTACATTGGTGGTTACATTAACACATCCAAACATGGCTATTCCTCCCTTTAGAAGCTGATGCCGTTACCGAATCCGAAGGCGCTGCCGTAGTAACCGCCATTCACATAGGGAGTGGTGTTCACTGCGGTAAGAGCAGGCCACTGCACGGGAACCGTGTTGGGCTGCTTGCTCGCAATCTCGGTGAGCTTGGTGGACAGCGGAGCGACAAGGCTGTTGACATAGCTGGTGATAGCAGCAGTCTGGTTGGCGTTGTCGATCTGGCCACGGAGCTGGGTGATGATTTCGGACTGACGGTTGATTTCGGCCTGGAGTTCGCGTTCCTTGATTGCACAGAAACCATCGTTCATAGCAACAGTCTGAGCTGCGATGGCACCGGTGATGGCAGCCGTGTTGCGGTCAGCCTGGGAGCCAAGCTGATTGGTCTGCTCAATGGTGCGGATCTGCGCCTCGTAACCCTGCTGGGTAGTCAGGAGACGATTCTCGCAGCAGCAGTCGCAGAGCTTACTCATAAGAGTGGCGTCACCTGCCTGGATAGAGTTGATGATTTGAGGGACGGAAACCGCCTGCTGTAGAGCCAGCGAAGAAAGGCCGGACTGGAGAGTCTGGACGGCGCTATTGACAAGATTGAAGTCCTGTCCCAGAGAAGTGGCCAGCGCAGAGATGGCTGCACGGGACGCCTCCCCGTTGGAGTTGATAGCGTTCATCAGAAGTTCCCGACCGCTGTCGTTGTTGAGTTGGTTGGAAAGGAAACCCGCGCCGGAGTTACCGCCGCCCCAGCCGCCGAAGCCGTTGCCAAAGCCGCCCCAACCGTTACCGAAAAGAAGGCCGAGGAAGAAGCCAAGAATGCCACCGCCCCAACCATTGTTCCCGAAGAGACCGCCATTGTTCATAGCCATCCAAGCGGGGATGCTACCTCCGTTAGATTCCGGAGTGTAAACTACAGTTGATTCTGCCATAAGACATAAGTTTTAAGGGTTAATGTATATGGCAAAATTCGGCACTGCCGCCGGGGTGTGGAAGTTTATCGCATCTTTTAGTCAGCACACTGATTATCAGCCATTTCTTTGCGACACTTCCAACTTTTTGGAATAATCCTGCTGAACTGGCCGAAGGAGTAGTACACTCTGCGTTTAGGCCTTCCGATATAGCGCCTATTGATGAGGCACCGAACATTGTGCTCGCTCTGTCCGTAGAAGCCGGCCAATTCCTCAACGGTGGCCCACAGGGTGCTGCGATCCAACAGCACTTCCAACCAGGAACGTACTTCTTCCAAAGTCATTTGTCCGCTCCTCGCCCGTTCCGATGCAAACTCCAGAATGCTGGCGAGCTCGTTTACTTCATTCTGCATAGGCAAATTGAATTTATGGTTATTATTTCTTACCTTTGCAGCATAGCGACCATTAAACACGAACAAGCACCAACCGCAAAGGACGTCTGCCCTTGGCGCGGTTGGTGCTGTTAGCACTATGTGTAAATGGTCGCTCTTTTACATATAAGCCAAGGGCTTTTTATATGCGTCACGAAGATATGTCAACCAGAAACAGAAGCCGGTCTATCTTTACCCAATGATTCGCTTGAGAAGCGCAAGCAATGGTTTCCTGAATATCCAGATTACCAGTGCCAGCAAGATGGTCAGCAGCCAGCCGTAGGAATTGAGCTTCATCTGCTGCATCTTGGTAAGCCTGGCAGGGACTTCCTTCACTACGGTTGTCGTATCGTGACGGGCGATGTAGGTGGTATCGTGAACAAACCTGTCCTTATAGGCATATTTATACACGAACTTATCCAGATACACTGTGTCATCTTTTTGATGCTGGTGTACATAAATGCTGTCATGCACATATAGTGAATCCCGCAGGATGCGGTCGCGGTACTCAATTTGGGTGCGCACGCGCTCTATGATACGCGGCGAACAAGCCGCTGCAAGGCTTGCACAGATTAGGATAATCAAAAATCTTTTCATACGCCTTCCAATACATAGGCAGGGGAACAATCACTGCTGCCCTGCCAAGAAAAAATACAAGGTAAAAACACAGATTTGCTATACTTCCATTATCTTGATTTGGCCTCGCTGCTGGCCAAGATTGTTTTTTAGCCCAATATGAATCCACTTTTCTCCGGTGGTTTTGTTCTGCTCCAAAAGCAGTTGGTCGAAGAGCGTTCCTGTCTTCTTAAACCAATCCACCACAAAGTCTCGAAACTTATTGAAGGAGCCACCCACTGTTAAATCTGCCGCGTATCCAAGTTGATGTGCCGAGTTCGACACACCGCCAACGGCTTTGTTTAAGGCCGGGCAGCGGTAACCCGACGAAACTCGAATAGGCATCCCATAAGCAGCGCGCAACGGATCAAGAACCTTTCCCACGAGTTCGTCCAAATGTTCAACCACTTCAAAGGTCGGAATGTTGTTTATCCCCTTTTTCTTGGCCGTTTTGCTGGTAATGAACTCTTCTAACTCGAAATGTCTATGCTTTGCCATAACTACCTCTTGTTCTCTACGATGGTCTTATATGCCTGAACTTCCGCTTTCACCTGTTCAAGTTCCTCAGTCAGTCGTTTGTTCTCCGACTCAAGTTGAACCATCCGGCGCTCATTGGCATACTTTTCCGATGTCAGCCGAAGAATGTCTTTTCGCAAACTATCAATTACCTTACCCTGTTCATCATAAAGCGCCTCCATTGCCGCAAGCCTCCTTTCCAATGCCGATTGTTTTGATTCCGATGCCTCTGCCTCATCCTTTTCGGCCTCTGACTGAAACTTCTTCTTGTATGCGCGGAAGGAAACCAACTGGAAGATGTTAATCCCAGCAAGGAGGGTCGCCAAGGCCCCAAGAGTGATGTTGAGCCATTCCATATTACAACACTTGTTTTCTTGCACGAAATTAGGGACGATTGCCCGCCCCAATGGTCTATCTTTACCCAGTTACCGCAATCGGTTCGTAAAGCGTGATTCGTAGTCGATGTCTATCCACGAAATTCGTTCCGTGGGCGAAAGGGCTGTCAGTAGAATCATCCTGAACATCTTGAACGACCCGCCACGGAGTGAGCGCAGCCTCTTCCAGTGAATGCCATCAAACGTTCCCATCAGGATGTATTTCACGTCCCCTCTATTGTAGCGACCCCGGATACGGATTTGTGTAATGGCCTTCCGAATGTCTGGCTCGCCAAGGTCGAATGGCCTTGTTACAATGATCCCCCTTACAGGATGTTCCGAGTCGGAAAGGAGGTCCGCATCGTCCAGCACGGAAGAGAAATCGTATATTCCCGGGACCTGCGATGATACTGTTCCTGTTGATATGGAATACTCCACACTTCCCAGTGCGGACAGCGCAGTCTCCATTCCTGCGACATCCTGCACTGCGGAAACATCGCAAATGAATGGCAGGCTGTAGAGATCCCCCATTACAGCGCTCACGTTCTCAAACAGACCATAATTAACAAGGACTTGTGCTACTGCTTGCTGGTAGAGCGTGCTCGGAATCGCCGTGATGGTCAATAGTGTCCCGGTTTTTGTGCCGTCGCTGGATGCCGAAACAAGGCAGTCCGGGTAACTGTTCAGAATAGTTGGCTCCAGCAGACCTGAGAACATCTTATGCCAAGTCTGTGTCTCCAGCATATAAACATATTGGTATTTTTTCTCCGGATTGAAAAAGATTAGCCTCGCCCCATTGTTGTCATAAGCAATTTTGGCATTTGTCATAAAGTCCATCAGCGTCTCTTCCGTGTCCGGGACAAGCTCACCCCACTGGGATGACCCCAACAATGTCAGGATTTCATCCTCCATCAAATATGGTATCCCGTTCATATTGCCGGATAGTTCGGTTACGGTCCCGCCAGATAGAAGCATCACACCCTTCTTTGTAATGAACACAATCGCCTGCTCCAGCGCCGTTATTGTCCCCTGAATGGCCACGTGTCTGGACAGATTTGTTGGCGAAACATTATTCCCGCTGAATGTTCCATCGCTGTTTGTTTTCAGAATCCGTATTCCGCCTTCGGTGAAAACATAAAGGTCAAAGTCGCCGACCTGGCCCTCCGAGAGAGGCGCGCTGGTCACGCCCACTCCGACAATGTTATCCGAAAACGTTAAGATGTTCCCAGCAGTAAACAAGTATGGGTTCTCAAACTCGGAAAGCAATAGTTTATTCGCCAAATATTTGAACCTACTTTCACTGGCGCGAATTGATGATTCCGTTTCTGTTCCGGCCCCCCCGTTTATTATACTTGATAACGTCACCCCAAACCCGAAGAATGCATATGAGCATTGAAGTGACGGATGTGGCTGCATAGGAATAGACTTGTAGCTAAGAATACTGCCTCCCGATGTTACGCGCCAGACCTCAACAAGATCACACCTCGAATCGGGATATGCTATCCAAGAATATGCTTCGGTGATATAATAGTTGTCGGTGGGATACGATGTCCCAAACTGTTGTACCGTATCATCCACGCCGCCCGTGAGATAGGCCGGGAATAGAGCAATTCCGTCGGAATCCGATGCGCCATATCTGCTGACCACATAGTTTGACTGCCCCAGGTTATCATTCAATCGAAAGCGGAAGATATAACCATTTTTGAATCCCGTGTATGTGTCTACTTCTCTAAGGGAAACTTGCCCATTCAAGAAAGAGAGACCACTCGTCAGTTTTTCCTGAATTCCAGCAAGAAGCGACCTCTTGTTGAAATTAATGGCCTCGCCAGAAGCAATATATTGGTTGCCGGTCCGATACAAATAGGGCAAAACATCTTTCGTAACAAGTTTTTCCCCCAACCCGATTTCATCCGAATTTTCAATCCGAAGACTCCCGTCTATCAAATCGAGCATCGCATCGTCATCATCAAGGGCAAACGTTTTAATCTTGTAAAAATTCGTCTTGTCAAGAACCGCGTCTTTAATGTCATTAGCATCAATACCTTTGAAGGTGACAATATTGTTACTGTCCATAGAATCAAATGCCGCATAGAGTGCCGGAGTGTAAATCGGCGTTGACGCAAAAAAGTCTATTGATGTTATAATGCCCGCCGTCGCCCATTTCCCGATGGTATTTCTCCACTCCGCAAGGTTGTTGGCCTTGAGTCTTGCCCTAACTTTGAACAGATTGGTCAGCGTGCCGCATAAATAAAAGCCGGCATTGCTTACCCCAGTTACCTCTTCCAAATCTGCCGTAATCCATAAGGACTCGGCTGCACCACAAAGGATAGGTACGGATGCATTGACATAACTTCCGTCATACATTTTCAGGGCATAGATGACGAAAAAGGGAGCGCAAAAAATCCCGTCTGCCCTCCGGTTGCCGATAGCCAACTGCAATTTATCCCAAAAATTTTGGATAGCCTCAAGCAGTTCTGGGTGGTATTGATCATCTTCGCTCTTCGCATCATTCCAGGCATCATAAGAAGATAAATTACTATCTACCGAAACCGAGCTTCTATAAGTGGCGTGGTCGGATCTTCTGGTTATAACCTCAATTGCCGGAGAAGGAATTTCAGCCCCCAGATATTCGTACCCTCCATCTTTGTACAAAATGTAATGATGGTTCATATTGGTGTATACTACCAGCGTGTTTCCGTTGCTTACCGCCGTGGAAACCGATTCGCCCTCATCAAGCGAAAAGAGATTCTGCTCACCATCTTCCAGTAATTCCCCGTATGCGATAACATCTTCACCATCCGTAGCGATGTAGTTCGTTACAGCGGTCATTTTGTGAATGAAAAACACAGGATATCTCGATTCCACCTCGCCATAGATGGCGTCTGACACATCATCCGGCGGCAGTGTTGGTGCGGTCTCCTGCTGGTCAAGATGCACGTTCATACTCTCCGCGCATCCGCCATCGGCCGTGGCGCGGTCTGACGGGGTACGGGAAATTCCACGGAGTTGGATTTGTTTGATAGGCATAATACAAAGTTTTCTTCCGCGAATGTAACCGCCGGGATTCGCTTTGTCCGTCTATCTTTACCCATTGTTTGCTTATAGATTTACAATTTCTTATCTTTGCTTATCGATCGCCGCGTCTTTGGATGCGATTGGGCCGGAGATGATTCCCCGGCCCTCTCTTTATCCTCCGCCTCCCACGGCTGCCCCGATAAGTTCTGCTATCTTGATGAGCGTTTCCATACTCTTTGCATCAAAAGGAGTCCTCCGAAGAGGAACTCCTTGATTAGTTACTCTTCAGCTGTTAATGTAAGATTGAGTTCTGTATTACTATTGACAGTTATTGAATTTTCACTTATAGTATATCCAACACAACTAATAGTGTACATTTTACCAAGTTCAAGATACACTTCGTAATTACCATCACTGTCGACTATTGCAGAAATAGCATTGCTGTTCGTATCCGTAAATACTATCGTAACATCATTTACAGAACAAGTTCCATAAATACAGTTGGTATACGAGATTAAACTGCCGTTTGTGCCATAACTCCACTTTCTGTTACTTCCCTGCCCGTATCTTATGGCTTCAATAGTCTGTGCCTCTTTGTTTATAATAAAGAAATCATAAGCCGTATCAGTAAACGTATTAAGCTCTCGTGCAAAAGGAATATTGTCATACCCATATCTTGCATGAGCAGCAGCACACTGGGTCTCTATGTATAGAATACCACTGGAAGAATAAGCATATACATCAGCATGGCTATGACCACAGATACAGGCAATAATCCTGTTTGCATAAGTGTCCAGTACAGTATGTACGTCTGCTGGATTACCAAAAGCAGCGCTTTCATTCCCATTGGAATCATACTTTTTCAAGGCACTGAACTCCGAAGTAAGGGGATTGTGTGAAAAAACAACAGCATCGTATGTGACAGGCATAGTCTGAAGAGCGTCAGTAAGAAATGCTGTATAAGATTCAGTTCTTGCACTTCCGACATAACCTGAGTTTACATCTACAAAAATATACCTTATCTCATGCTCTGCATCATCTATATAATAGTCACAGTTATCATACCCACTGTGTCCACCCCTGCTAATCCCGTTAAAACACCTGAATCTCTTATAGTGTGCATTAAACATGCCGTATGGAGTGACATCATTGTTATTCTGATACGCATCGTGATTACCCGGAATGGATACAATAGGAAGATTCACATCTGACAATGGCACAAACAGCTTGCTGACAGTTTCTATAATACCACTCACAGTATTTGAACTGCCTCCACCGTAACCAGGAGCATCACCACCAAAAATCACCAAATCTATAGGAATACTCTCTGCTATCTTTGCAAGCATTTCTATACCCTGTAACACATATCTGGGATTGTAGGAATGATTGCGAGAAGAATAGTCAATATCAAAATGCTGGTCTGTATTAAATGCAAGAACAACACTGGCAGAGTTTTGTCTTTCCAAAAGCTCACGGTAAACCCTGTCTTTTTCTTTGACAGCATAGTCTGGTATGCTGCCGTTGATTTCAGCATCAAGGGCATCGACTTTAATGTCAATTTCTTCTATGCTGCTTTCTATCTCTCGTAGCCTCTCGGAATCATTATAGATAACTGGAGTTCCGCTTATTCTATAATATTGTAAAATTACATAGCAATCCTCAAGCGCATAATACTTGTGCTCAGTAAGTGTAGCCCCACCAAACACAACAGGGGTATAAGAGGATTGTTCTGCATCAGTAGTTGCTATTATAGTAGCGTTTGATGATGTCGCATAACAATTTATAGATATTACTTCGCCTTTATAGAGTCTTATAACATTACTTTGACGCCAATTCGTAGAATCGCCTACTGTACCGTCTGACCTTATAAAATGACCTGTATTTGTAAAGGTGATGTCTCTTTTCTCATTTGCCGGACTAACAGCCAAGGCATACTGTACTATATTGTCAATTTCTGATAAACTGTCATCAATATCATCTATAGCTACTTTTTCAGCAGGAACTATTTCAACCAAAGACGCAAGATATTCATAAGAGTCATAGGTGGTGCCGCCGCTGTCTCGGACTTTTATGCAATACAAACCATCATTGGGTATTTCGTATGCTTGTTGTTGCCAGCCAGAATTAGTGTCCCCCCATAACAACTGGAAAGCTTTGTCTTCATAATCTGTCAACTGAACCACGTCGCCTTTGTTTAATCTAAGGCAACTTCCTAATTTTGTCCTTATGGTATTATTAGATGAGTGATTGTTGGAAATTGAACTCCAATATTGAAAGCCATACAAAACTCCCATTTCAAATAACGGCTTCTTACTATCCCTATAAAGACAAAGAACTTCTGTTATGTCCTCAATAGTATAATAAACTGTTGCTCCATTGACAGCCTGAAAGGTTATCGAAACATCTTCAAAACCCTCGAATACCTCTACAAAAACAGGACATTTATTGTCACTTCCATTCCTAAGATATTTTATCTCTGTGCCATTAGTTGAGGTGATTCTAATGCTTGTAACATTTGTATCATCATACATAAGAGCGTAAGTTCTTCCGCCTATCAGATTATCAGGTTTAATTATTACATCGACAGCTCCTTCTCCAACAAAAAAAGCATTTCTGTTACCTCTTAAAGTAGTTAGGATTTTATCAATATTAAAAGTATTTGCATATATGCTCATTTCGGTCATGTCCCATATAACAACACTATACTCTATTGCAGGACCAGCGGCAGAATAAGACATATATAAATAAGTCGCATCAGCAGTACAATCAAATTCTCCTGTTCGCGCACCCTTGCCTGTTAGCAGCGGGGTTTGTAATGAATTTCCCTGAGCATTTCTTGTTGAAAAATATGTATTTATAGTATCATCGTCAGTAACCACTACAATGCTATATCTATGTCCAGCCTTGAAAGTATAATTACATCGCCTGTTGGCATACGCTGCAACAGAGCCAGTGGAAAAATCAAAAACGACATTAGTGTTACCACGAAGACTGTCTATGGAATTGTATATACCCCCACTCTTAACCAGATTATCACTTCCGGAAGTCGGCTCATCATCAATACCGACCTCCTTCTTTTCAAGGAGAATATATGCGCCGTCGTACCAGCCGTAGACGGAATATGTCGTATCATCATATTGAGTTCCGTCCCAGTTAGCAACACGATAGAGTGTATCGGCAGAGCCGGTAGCGGGAAGGACGTCGGTGGCGGCGGCGGTCTGCGCAGTAGCCTCCACGGTGACGTAGTTCTCAATACCGACAGCAGGCTCGCCCTGGTCGCCTTTTGGAATAGTAAAGTTGAGCACCGCATCTTGGGTACTACCGGAGTTGGTGATGGTGGCAGAGGAACCGGCAGCGCCAGTGGTGACGGTTCCGACGGAGACGGTCGCCGCATCGCCCTTGTCACCTTTCGGGCCGGTGGCACCAGTGGCACCCGTATCTCCTTTCTCACCCTTCAGCGAAGCCAACCATTCCGTTTCCGTTCCCTCAAAACCGTTGTCCACGGCTACCTCGTAGGCGGATTTGCCGCTGAGTGAATTTAACCAGGCTTCCTCGTCCCCCTCAAAACCGTGGTTCACCGCGATTTCATAGGCGGATGCTCCTTCCAGCGCGGATGTCTCTATGGTCGAAAGGGTAGAACTCATCGTAAGGATGACATCGCCATCAAGGACATTGTTGCCCGTGTTGTCCGGGTAAACTCTCGACACGATTTGGAACACGTCCATCACATCAATGGTTGCATCCTCGGTTTCTGCATTCTCATCCAGGATGGAGAGTTGTATCCTGTATACGCCAAGTCGCGTTAGGTCATCGGCATCAATGGAGAAATGCAGTTCGTTCCGGAGCTGGATTGAATAGGACGTGATCTCTTTTTTGTACGGCCCGGCCAGAAGCCAGACCCTAATGTTCTGCCCTTCCAACGAGAACTTCATCCCGTTGCGCGAATATAATTTCCAAACGATGTCAATGTCGTTGCCGAATCTTACAATATACATAGTCGCTTTACATTAGAGAGAAACCGCCAGCTTTCTGGTAGAATGTCTGTGCCCGCTGGTCAGAATATGTCTCCAAGACCATCGCGGTCAGATAATCAATAATATTCTGTCGCAGGCGGCGCGAGATTGGATACTCGTCGTTCACCTCATCGTAGAATTGTTCTTCCACATAGAAGAGTTGTTCGACACACTCAACGGCCGTCTTATCCTCCATCGTATCCTTGTCAAGCGAGTAATAGCGGAAGGCCGGGGCCGTATGGACTCCCTGCATTTGCACAAGACAGGGGCGGTCCGAGCGCCCCCGGATATACTTGTTGAGTTGCTTACGCCCCTCTGGACTCGCCTCCTTGATGACATCCGTTAGCACAATCGGCGAGTCGGATGCCTGAAAGGAGACAAGTCGCAGAAATTCCGTTCCATCTTTCAGGGAAAAGGACAAGACGCCTTCGATGTCATAGGAGATGGTTTCTCCGGAAGGCGGATTGCTTGAAGCAAAGTCATACTCCTCCCCCTCCAGCAGCTGTACCGGCGCGGCAAGGTGGACCGCATTAATCGCCTCCGGCAGATTTTTGGTGATGATATCATCCACTGACAGGTTGTCGGCGTCTTCGTCATCATACATTACGGATGCGTTCGGATCCACCTCGTCCAGATTCTTCCGGACAAGCTCGACGGCATCGGATACGCGGAGGGTAATCATAGCTAATCAGCGCTCCAAGTAACATTTTTGGTGGCCATCGCATCGTCAGAGGCAGCAGTGACAAGTTCGTACACGTCATCGTCACTGTCCACGTATTTCAGATACACGAAGTTGCCCTCTGCAATACGCCCCAGGGCCGTATCAAAGGTAGGTTGCCCGGAATCCGGCGTAAACGCATCGGTAGCAACCGTTCCTTCAACGATAGTCACAGAAGGCGGCGTCGGAATGGACGGCTTGTTCTTGATGTAAGAAGAAGCCGTGCTGTCGCTCTCGTTCCAGTCGCTCTGGTGCGAGCCGTCAACGGAGCCTCCCAGCGATTTGAGCGCATCGTGAATAGCTTTAAGCCAATAGATGATACCTGAATCCATAACAGAGTAGTTGTTTAGAGGTCACAATTAGGGAAGCTCACGCCAATTTTGGCAGCATACTTCTTGATAGATTCATCGTCCTTGAGGTGGACGGCCTTCGCTCCGTTTGCCTTGAGGAAAGCCACCGCATCCTCCTTGCTGTATATCTCCGGATGAACGGCGAGGGCAGGGGCCGCAGGAGCCGCTGCTTTCTTTTCTTCGCTATCTTCCGACACACGGACGAGTTTGATTAAATGGCCGAACTCCTTGCTGTTCTCAATGATTCCCTGGATGACAGGATTGCCGGTAGTGAAAGTGGCCGGGCGATTCTGGAGACCTGCCCCGATGCGCCCGCGACCGAACTCCGCAGTAAACCATGCCTTTCCATCATTGATGGGGAAATTGATAATAGCCTGTGTCTGGCCATGAATTCCATACTGTTTCAGCATAATAAAACGATGTTAAGAAAAAGTGGGGCAGGAATAGCTCCCGCCCCACGGGATTAGGATTTAGGCGCGCACTACGCCCTGGAATTTAGCCCAAGTGTTGAGGTCAAAGTCCCACTCAACAATATCGGCCTTCTTGAATCCGGCATCGGTATCGTCGGCAGTGAGATAGTATTTCAGCTTCTTGGCCGCATCGGTAAGGGAGACACCGGAAGGCAGCGCGGAAACGCTGGTGAAGGAAGCCACGATGCCGCCCAGGTTGGCCTGTGTGAGAGCCACGTTGGCAGGAACCACCAGCATAGAGTTAAAGCCGTTCAGGGCAACGCAGTCGTACCTGGACAGGTTGTACTCCTTGGCCTCGCGGGCTTCACCGGTCTTGGACATGTCGCGCTGCGTGGACTTCTGGTTGAACATATACGGACGGGTCGCGTGACGGAGGTCTACCACAACCATCGCCTCCTCATAGCCGATGTCGTTCAGCGTGGGGTCATAGACGAACTCAAACGAGCCGAAGTTGTCGCGGTAGTTGCGCACCTTGATGCCGTAGTCGTTCACTTCCACCTTGCCCACATCCTTGTACTTGTCAGCGGAGTTGACGAGCTTGATAAGGCGCTGCATAGCCTTCTTGCCGCAGAATACGGTAGCCTCGTCGGACTGGCTGTTGTCGGTGAACTGGAGGGTGGACATCACCAGGAGGTCGTCATCGGTGAGCTGGTTGCCGGACAGGGTGTAGAGCATGTTCAGCTGGCGGAGGATACCGTTCTCAAAGTACACGCTCTCGCGGTTGCCGGTCTCCGGGACGAACACGTCCACACGGGCCTTGGTGCCGTTCCAGTGGGAACGGGCGCACTCGCGCTTGAAGTTGTATTCGGCGTTTGCAAGAATCTTCTGCTTGGTGTGCGGAACCTTCTTGATCTGCTCCTCCAGGGCATCGGTAATCACGCAGGTGACAATCTTCTTCTGGAGATACACATCGAACTTCTCCGGCAGGTAGGTTTCGCTGGCAACGTGCATCTGGGATTCAGCGCAGGCGGTAGCCATGCTCTTGAACTCGGCATACTGCGGAATGGAAACCGTGGTGGGAGTGGTGGTGTCGAAAGGAGGGTTGATGACCTTGAACTGGATATATTCGCTGGAATCCTTGTGGTCAAGCACAAAGAGCATCAGTTCGCCGTCGGCGACTTCGGAACCGCTATCGTCCTTCTTGTAGCCTGCAACGCCCTTCACAATGACGGTGGAGAACTCGGTAAGGCACTCCGGATTGTCAAAGCTGGCAACGGCCATTTTCAGCACGTTGTTGCTCTTGTTGTAAGGAGTGGTGCTGCCTGCGGACGGGGAAATGGTAACGGCGGATCCGTTCCATACGGCATCCAGGTCGGTGGAGCCGGTGCGCCAGTGACCATGCACAGGACTGTTTACCTTGACGGGACGGCACTGACGGGCAATGTAGGTTTCAATCGGGAAAGCAAAGGGACGGAACTCGTCTACGTCCTTGTCATAGTCCTCGGCTTCCAGACCGGCATCACGCACATCCGTCGCGGTAGCGGCCTTGTTCTGAAGCTGTGTCTTTCCGCCCTGCTCATCAGTCTGGAGGGTCTCGTCAGCGGGACGGCCACCAGGATTGGTAGAGGCGTTATAGGTCTCCATATTGTCCGAGGGGTTGCCGGGGTCGGCCAGTTCCACGGGATCAACTGCCATTGCAAAACCGAGGTCTGCTCCCAGCAGAGCTGCGGCGACCACAAGCAGCGATGACAGCACGCTCATCTTGTGGGTTTTAAGGAAATTAAAAATGCCCATATCGATAAGATTTAATGAGTTTTATTACTTGATTCCAGCCCAGGGGCTATTGGATTTGCGGGCGGGCTTGGGCTCAGCCATTGCTCCACCCTGCCGTCCGGTCGGAGCCGGCGGCATATTGCCGGCGGCGGTGCGGTCTCGTCGGGCAGCGGCG